ATTTAATTATGATGATTTCTGCTTTTATTGTGATAAATACTTAAATGATAATGAGAAACACTATTACAATACAGTTATAGGAAAAGTTGTAGTATGTAAGAATTGTTTAAGTAGGCTTGAATGAATATTAGTAAAACAATTACTGAAGTTTGCCGTAAATTAGATATTAATTATAAATCTCCTTTTCTAGACCAGTATAAGGAGGATTTAAAAACCCTCGCTGATACCTATCTACAACTTAAACAGATTATAGAGCGGCTATACGAGATAGAAAAAAGATACAGTCAAGTTAATCATTTAAGGCAAGTTTTGGAAGAGGATATTAAACTACTTTTAAAAATAGATCATGATATTATTAAAGAAGCACAAGAGCTAAAAAAACTAAGAAGGGAGGAGTAATGAAGGGTATATTACAAGAAGTATCAGGGCATATAGTAAAAATCGATAATACGTATTATGATGCATCTCAAGTGACTCACTTCTTACCTAAAAATACTGGTATAGAAGTGGAGTACAGTGTAGGAGACGGCAATCAGCTTATTTATATTAAGCCTACTGGAGTACAAAAGGCATCTAAACCATTTACACCTAAGAAAGTATCTCGGCAGTATAAACAACAACCTAGTCAACCTAAGCAGTCTAATCAGCCTAGTGACAACAGAGGAGAAAAGATAGCTAAGCAGCTGTTACTAAAGATAGCTGATAATAAAACTAACAACTTTAGTTATAACTCTATTGATGAAGCTTTAGACGCTCTGGATCAAACCTATCAAAAACTTAAAGAAAAGTATTTGGACGAGCTTAAATAAGGGAGGTATTATGGATTTAGAAAACATGACTTTGTGTGAGTACCGTAATTGTTTGGATCACTTAAAAAAGCTAACTGTTAAAGCATGTAAAAGATACAAAATCTTCCAACTATGTAGTAATCCCGTAGATAGAGAGGATATAGTTCACGATGTATGCATTAATGCATTTTTAAAAGCTGTTAAAACGTACAATGCAAAGAAAAGCTCGTTTGATACTTATTTTTATTATAAAGCGTCCAGCTTAGCAAGAGTAGCAGCTATAAAGCTAAAACCAAGATACAAAATAATTAACACCTTTCCTTTAAAAATAGAGAAAATATGTTAAAAAATATAGGGTTTTTAATAAAAGAAGTTAAAAAGCATTTAGAAGAGTATCTTAACGAACACGGAATAGACACTTCTAAAAAACTCTTCAAGTGCCCAAATCATAGGCTAGGACATAAGCACAGTGATGCTAAGCCCTCTTGTAACTTCTATCCTGATAAGACTACGTTTAGGTGCTTTGCATGCAGCTATAAGTCTGGAGATATATTTGATGCTGTTCACCTACTAGAAGGAAAAGATATTACGGGAGAAAACTTTATTGAGGTATTAAAGTACTTATGCAATAAATACAATATATCCTACGAAGAAACTACTACAGAAGAAGAGAAGTTTTATAACGAATGCAAAGAGTTCTTAAACAAATTAGTTGACATAGCTCATCAAAACTTACTAAAAGAACTAAAGAACAATAAAAAATTAGAAAACTTTTTAAAATCTAAACACTGGTACGAATCAGTAGAATATTTTAAGTTAGGTTATCTTAGTAAAACACCAGCTTTACAGGTGAATAGAGAAATATTATCTTATTTAAATATTAAAAACATAACAAGCTTAGCTAATCGCATTATAATTCCTATTTATAGCTACAATGGGAATATAGCTGGTCTGACTCTAAGAAACCTAAGTGAGAATGGCCCTAAGTACACCCACTACCTAATGTATAATATACGTAATCTGTTATTTAATATCCACAATATTAGCAGTAATGAAGTCTATGTAGTTGAAGGGCCCTCATCAGTTATAACACTACACTCCTTTGGAGTAAATAATGCAGTAGCCACGTTTGGAAATCATTTTCACAAAAAGCAATACGAACTACTTGTAAAGAAAAGAATTAGTAAATTGACACTTATATACGATGGAGACAACGGAGGATTGGAGGGAATAAGAAACTCACTGGGAGTTATTTCTAGATACGATATAGATGCATATATAGCTTTTTTACCCGACAAGCTAGATCCAGGGGATTATATTATTCAGAGCAAAAGTCTATCAGGCGTTAATACCAAACCACTAATAAATTACCTCATAGAGCAGTATAAAATTAATATAAGCGACAAATACATTGAAAAGTGCCTAATGACTTATATCAGTTCTATTACAGACTTAGTTAAAAAAGAAGAAACTATTAATTTAGTATCTAAACAAACTAAAATAAATAAAAGTACTTTAACAGATTTGCTAGATTTATATAGCAAAAAGCTAGATTCTATTAGCATTAGTGAACTATTGAAAGAGAGAGAATCTTTATTAGTTACTTTAAACGAATATGAAAAATGGTCCTGGAGCAGAGGTCAACTGTTAGGCTTAAAGAGTTACAAGTCGTTCGATAATAAGCTGGATGGTATACAAAATGGCTTGATATTAGTCGGAGGAGTGCCAAATATAGGTAAGAGTGCGTTATTATTGTCACTATTGGTCAAGTTAGTCACTCTAAACGAGAATGTATATGCTATATACTTTACTATCGATGATCCTTTATACGTCACTATTTCTAGATTAATAGCTAATATTTCTAACTTGCCTATTAACATAGTGTCCAATCCTAACTTTAAGATTATTAAAGCAAATTTACCTGAAGAAGTCAAGAAGGATTACATAGCGAGAAGAGAAAAAGCATTAGAGTTTTTAAGAGATAAAACAACTATATTAAACATTAAAGACAGTTCTGAAGGAAGTACTATTGAAGCTGTAGTGGAAAAAGTTAAGAATATACATCCTTTAGTAGAGCATAAACAACTAGTAGTATTTATAGATAACTTACACAATCTTAGAAGCGAAAAATATATTAGTGACAGGCATCTATATTCGTTAATATCAAGTGAGTTAAATAATTTATCTAACGCGTATAAATGTCCTATTATAGCATCTACTCATGTCACTAAAGAGTCTATGAGAAAGGGCGACGTAGATAACACTGCTATTAAAGAAACGGTAGAGCTAATATACGATGCCAAGCTCATAACTTTTTTACACTCGGAAGAAGATTTGGAAGAATCAGAAGTCAGAGATGATGTAGATGTAAGTATCATTATATCTAAGAACAAATTTTCATCTTTTAAAGGTAGAATTCCTTTTAGATTCTGCCGTTCTGTCTCTAAGATAGAGGAGGTTGATGTAAAGAATGAGTCAAATGAATTATTCACATGATATATATTATATAAGGAGCAACAAAGATCTAACTGATCCGTTTGTAGCTGCTGATTTCGATAATACAATAGAGATGATTATGCCAGTAATCAGATGCGAAATAGTAGAAAAAGTAAACTACAGTCTACCTGAAATTAGAGTAATCTTACCTCTTAGTGATTCTTTCCACATTCTAAGGCCTATTAAGTACAACTATATTTATGATTGTAAACGACACTGGCTATTTTTATTCAAAGCACATGAAATCGTTAGACTACTCGATGTTAGTCGAAGTGTGTCTACTGCAGCAGGTACGGGAGATTATAAAAACATAGACAAAGTAAATGCTATGTTACTCAACAATTACATATCTAAACATCTCTTTAAAGGATTTTGCGATGGTAGTAAAGATTAAATTATTACATTCATTAGCTAAAATACCTACTAGGAAATATTCAGGAGATGCTGGCTATGATTTATATTCTGTAGAATGTAAAACTATTCCTCCAAGATCTATTGCAGAAGTTCAAACAGGGATAGCTATAGAACTTCCTAAAGGATATTATGCAGAAATACATTCGCGTAGTGGATTAAGACTAAAAGGTATATTTCCACCTGTTGGGATAATAGACGAAGGCTATAGAAATGATTTACGAGTTATACTATATAATTTTACTGACAAGCCTTATCAAGTTAATATAGGTGATAGAGTAGCACAACTTATCGTAAAACCCAGAGTAGAAGTTAATTTTAAACAAGTAAGCGTATTAAATAAATCAGAAAGAGGTAGTCATGGATTTGGTTCCACAGGTAAATAATTGCCAGGAGTGTGCATTGAGAAAAAATAGCAAACCTATACCTGGAGAAGGACCCATACCCACCGACATAATGATCATCGGTCTAGCTCCAGGATACGAGGAGATAAAGCAAAATAAATTGTTTGTAGGTCCATCAGGTCAAAAATTAAACAGCACGCTACAAGAGATAGGTTTAAATAGAGATCAAATTTATATTACAAACATAGTAAAATGTGCTAATACTCCAGGCAGAAAACTATCAAAAACATTTATTAAAAAATGCAGCAGTTTATGGTTAACTAAAGAAATTGAATTAGTTCAACCTAAAGTAATTTTAGCTTTAGGACAAGACGCAAGTAGTTTTTTTGGTAAAAAATTTGTAGTCAATAGTTACTTTTACAATAACAATTACAACTGCTGGATAGTAGTTACACATCATCCTGCAAGACTGCTAAGAACATATAACGACAAACTACATCAAGAACTTAAAATGGCGTTTATTATAGCAAAAAATTTACTGCATCAGTCTAATTCTAGTGTAATAAAATCTAACGCACAATACATTGAGAGTATTAGTATTGACGCTCTTAATAGATTAGGAACACTAGTGGCTATAGACTTAGAAACCACAGGACTAAACTTTCTTACCGATTCTATAAGAGCAGTAGGAGTTAGTAATGGCAATACATCAATAGGATTTCCTTTTAACGAACAAAATAAAAAAGTATTTCAAGAGTGGTATAGGGATAAATCTTTTATACTTCATAATGCTAAATTTGATTATAAATTCTTAAAGAAAGAAGACATTAAAATAGCAGTACATTTTGATACTAAATTAGCTCATTCAGTTATTGACAGAGACTCTCCTAATGGCTTATCTGAATTAGCCTTAAAATATTTACACACCAAACTAACTAAAGGAACTATTGATTTTGACGATGCAGGTTATTCTAATATAGATGCAAAACAGTTATCTATTTATGCTGCTAATGACGCTTTTATGACTTATAAAATATATGAAATTCTTAAACCTATGATAGATGTAGAATACAAGTTTGTGTATTACAACATCACTATTCCAACTATGTTATGGCTAGCAGATGCTGAATTTAGAGGAATAAAGGTAGATAGAGAAGAAATTAAAAAAGAATTAGCTTATATGAAATTTAAACTAAAATCAATTGAGTCTGATATAAATAATCACCCTGTTGTTAAAAGCTATCTTGCTAAGAAAGGATTAAATAATCTTAATCTACGCTCACCTAAACAGTTATCAGAATTGTTATACAAGCGCTTGCAGTTACAATGCAATGATAAAAATACTTCTGAAGCTACTTTAGAATATTTATCTGAAAAATATCCTCAGTATACGTTTATAAAACAAATAGTAGAATACAGGCATTATTTTAAAGGATTTAGAACTTACTTAGAAAATCTATTAAAATTTAGTGAAGTGGATGGTAGAGTCCACCCTGACTACTCTCAGACTCGAACTTCAACGAGTCGTCTAGCTTGCCGTTCTCCAAATTTACAAAACATACCTAAGTCAGCAGAGATATCAAAAATCATAAGAAAATGTTTTGTTGCTACTGAAGGCTATGTATTAATGCAAGCAGACTTTTCTCAAGCAGAGTTCAGATGTCTCGGTCACTATTCAAAATGCTCCAATTTAATTAGACTAATAAATGAAAAGAAAGACATACATAGAATGCTAGCATCACTAGCATATGGTAAAGCTGAGTCGGAGATAAGTGACAATGAGAGAACCATTGCAAAGACCATAACTTTTGGAATAATGTATGGTCGAGGTGCTAAGTCTATAGCAGAGCAGTTTGGCATATCTATTGAAGAAGCTCAGAAAATAAGAAATCTGTTTTTTGAAACTTTTCCAGAAGCTACTAGATGGATGCAGAAAGCTAAGGAATTTGCTAAGAAATACGGATTTGTTAAGACGTTAACAGGAAGAAAATTACCTTTGCCTAAAATATTTTCTAAAAACGAAGAAGAGGCTGCGTATGCAGGTAGATGCTCCGTAAACTATCCTATACAGTCTACTGTGGCAGATATGACTAACCTTGCTGGAGCACTAATACATCATGAGTTTAAAAAACAAGGATTAGATGCTTATTTATTATTAAATATTCATGATGCTTTGGTTATAGAATGTCATAAGTCTGCAGTAGATAAAGTAAAAGAGCTGGTTATGGACATAATGAAAAATAAAGTTAAAGAGATTTTAAAACTAAGAGTAGATTTAGATGTTGATGTTAAAATAGGTAAAACACTTAATTTAGAATGATTTTTAAAATTCATTATAGTAAAGGCGTAAAAAAAGCTACTTTAAAACAAGTGCGTATTTCTAGAGATAAGAAATGGTTAATATGGATATTTGATTCTGACAATAACGAATATAGAGGTATTACTACATCGTACGTAGCTTATGGTAATAAAGCGTATGTATGGTATTCTTTACTTGCAGGTTATTTTTTACCCCATGCCTATACTGTCAATATCGAGAACATTATAGGCAAAGAATGCTATATTAAGCTAAGTAGCAAAAACATGGTAACAAGTATTATTCCCATTCAAAATAGCAATATAGACAAAGATGAAGATATATTTAAATAAAGAATTACAAGATGGAGTTTACATAGGCATAGATGCTGCTGCTAAAACAGGTTGGGCAGTAATATTTGTACGTAATAAGGTTGCTGATCTAATTGATTTTGGTTCTATTTCCTTAGAAAGAAATATACCCGAACTAGTTAAATTTGAAATATTCGAAAACACTTTTAATGTTCAGCTATCAAAATATCTTAAACACTCAGAAGTCACAATAGCCATAGAAGATTGTTTTTTAGGTAAATGGAATCCTAAAACTTTTAAATTACTTGCCAGACTAGAGGGATACTTAATCCATTATTTTAAAACTGTTAAAAGAAACGTCAACATAACTCTCATGCCTCCGTTAACAGCACGTAAAATAGTAGGAGCTAAAAAAATAAAAGGAAAGTATAGGAAAAAGAAGTTGGTAAATTTTGTAAATTTTCTACTAAAAAAACAACACTTTACTGAAAAACATCATGATATATGTGACGCTATTATATTAGCTCTGTCGGTTGCGATTAAAGAAGGTAAAAAATGACCCATACTAAAAAACAGATAATCAAAAAATTATACTTTTTATTGGAAAAATACAACTTACCTTTTATGAATTTATTAGTTACTGCTGTTTGCTTGCATAGAGGAATTTTTCCTAATACAGTTATTAATGAATTATCTGCTCTTAGTGATGCAGATGTCCTTAAAGCTCTTGAAACTTTTGAAAATAATCTTAAAGGTTTAAAACATAATACAGAGGAGGATGTATGAATAAAAATATTGAAAAAATTATACACGCTATTAATAAGAAGTATGGAGATGGTACCATTACAGTGGGAGGCTTTGATAATATGCTTATAGAACGAGCTAGCAGTGGTATAGTAGCTTTAGACTTAGTGTTAGGGCTAGGAATCCCTCGTAGCAGTATAATAATGTTCTACGGTAGAGAATCTTCTGCCAAGTCTAGTATTGCACTAAAGATGATATCTGAGTATCAAAAGAGAGGTGAGCTGTGTGCTTATATAGATATAGAACACTCCTTAAGCGCTGACTGGGCAGAGACACTAGGAGTTAATTTAAACGATTTAGTAATAGCTCAGCCAGACTCGTTAGAAAAATCCATTGATATTATTGATTCACTTACTAGAAGTAAAGAATTTGGACTAATAGTATATGACTCATTAGCTATGGCAGTTCCTGAGGAAGAGCTAGAAAAATCAGCTTTTGACCAGCAGATGGCACTAAACGCTCGCTTAAACAGTAAGATGTGTAGAAAGTTAATTTCTGCACTGCAACCTGTTAATTTATCTGATAAGACTACCTATAATAAGACTACTGTACTGCTGATAAATCAAGTACGCGAAGATGTTGGAAAGCCTTATGCTAGGGGCTATACTTATAGTGGAGGACATGCTTTAAGGCATACTGCACGCATAGTAGTAGACTTTACGAGGGGAGAGTACATAAAGAATAAAAATCAAGAGCCTATAGGAATAGAGATTAAATTCAGAACTACCAAAAACAAAACCTGGTACCCCTATAGATCAGGCATAATAAAGTTTTATTTCGATGGACATATTGATAATAATGAAACCATTCTAATGGAGGCTAAAAAAATAGGTATTATAAAGCAATGCGGATCTATATATGAGTACAACCATATCAAGGAAAGAGGTCTTGAGAATTTCCTAAAAGCCGTTTTAAAACAAAATCTTCTAAAGGAAATTTTAGAAAAGGTATATAACTATTATAAGAAAGGATAGAAAAATGAATAATGTAGATTTACAAGTTATATCTCGAGACACAATAGAAAAAGTAAAATCCTTATTCGACATCGTAAAGCAAATATCTAATGAGCTACTGCAAAATGCTGGAAGTAGTAATTTACATACTTACTACACTTATCTGGATAAACTTACAGCTATATATACTTCTTTAATTGAGCATTATAAAAAGATAAGAGCACTAAAAAAGAACAAAGAAGCTGAGTATTATTATTCACTTAAGCTGCAAGCAGATTCAGAAAACAAAAAGTTCGTATCTGCTGTAGCGGAGCAAGAGGCCAGTCTATACGTGGCTCCATTGCGCACTGCTAGAGATCTACTCGAAGGTTATGTAGATGCAGTAGCAAGGCTTATAGACACCTGTCGAACTCATTTATACGAATCAGTTAAGGATAAAAAATATGAACTTTAGTAATTACCAAAGCGAGTTATATGTTTCTACCAATTTAAAAAAAGTGAAGTACGATGGTAGGATCTACGAAGTAAAGTCGGTAAAAATAATTGAACCAGATTCACTAGATTTTAGACATAAGTGTGTGGATGGGTGTAATTACTCTGTTAATTTTGATCAGTATATTACTTATCAAGATCAAAGCTATTATGTATTTTTTTGTAATAAATGTAAAACTTTATTTTTAAAACCCATGCTATGATAGTCAATTACACTTATAATAATTTCGAAAAGGATGTTAAAAATTTACTACGTCGTATTAAATACAGTAAAATTAAGTTCAACACCATAGTAGCCGTTGCTAGGGGAGGTTTATTGCTTGGAGTTAAACTTTCTCACAAACTAAAAGTTCCTCTACTTATTGTGTCCGCAAGAAGCTATAATGGGTACAAACAGGAGAATCTTGTATTTAACGCATCTTTTACTCGCCCTTTAGAAAGTCCTGCTTTAATAGTAGATGATATCACAGACACTGGAAACACCCTACAAGCGATAGCCAATTATATAACTTCTATGGGTATTGAATGCAAAACAGCTACTTTATGCTATAAGGAGAAATCCATAATAAAACCTACTTGGTACTGTCGAAAAGTAAACAACAAAGACTGGATTAAGTTTTTTTGGGAATGATTAAGGTACTAGATATTTTATCGGCTGTATTAACTCTTGTTTGTTTAAATCTAGTATATAAGTCTTACAAAATTTGGCTTTTGTATGTTATCTCTAGTATAATGTTTACTGTGGTGGTATGCTACAAACACTTACCTGGGTTAACGTTAATGGGGCTGTTCTTAATAGGAACTGGAATAAGTAACTATATAAAGGGGAGAAAACATGAACTTACCAGACGTACAAAACGTTAAAGTCAACTCAATTAAGATTAATAGAGTGGGCGTATCTAATGTTGACTTTCCCATTTATATTAAGTCTAAAAGTGGCGAAAAGGTACTATGTTACGCTAAAGTAAACATCTATATGTCTTTAAAGCGCAATTTGAGAGGGATAAACATGAGCAGAGCAACTCAGGCTTTGATGAAATATAGGTATACCAGTTTTGACAGATGGGTACTGTGGAAGTTCTTGTATGATCTAAAAAAACGAAACGACTCAGATGACGTTTATGCTGAAATCGCTTTTAAATATTTCACAGATAAAGAAGCACCAGTTACTAAAGAAAAATCAGTACTAGCACATGACTGTACTTTTATAGGGCATATTAACAAAAACAACCATTATACTTTTAGGCTAAGAGTAAGTGTTATAGGCACTAGTGTTTGTCCATGTTCACGTTCTATCTCAAGGGCAGGTGCTCATAATCAGCGCAGTATAGCAACTGTAACAGTAGAGACTAAAAAGAAGCGTACTCTATGGTTTGAAGATTTGATTAAACTTATAGAAAATCAATTTTCTTGTAAAGTTTACTCTGTTTTAAAGAGACCAGATGAAAAATATGTCACAGAAAAAGGATACGAAAATGCCAAATTTGTAGAAGATATTGCTCGTGATATAGCTTTAGCACTACAAAAAACTAATTTGTTGAGATGGTATAAAATAAAAGTAGAAAACGAAGAATCAATTCACACTCATAACGCTGCTGCTTATATATGTAGAAGACTCAAAGGAGGCAAAAAGTGGGTAGAAGCAAAACTAAAAGAGCTCAGATAGACTGCTATATAGAAATAAAATTTTGTTTTGAAGGATTTCATTTTTGGAAAGACGCACCTAAAGACGTAAGTTTTTTACGTAATTTACATAGACATTTGTTTCACGTAAGTGTTGTAGTTAAAGTAGATCATTTAAATCGTGATATTGAATACTTTCAACTGAAAAGAAAAGCTATAAAATTTACACCCAAATTACAGAAGATACTTAAGAAAGGTGCTAGCTGTGAAATGATAGCTTGTGAGTTATCTGAATATATTTATAGAGTGACTAAAAGTCCCTATATAAGAGTCAAAGTGAGTGAAGACGGGGAGAATTCGTCTATAGTTGAAAGGAGGCTAATATGAAGTGCTGTGCAATTCCTCCTAAGAAACATTTGGATTTAGCTCACGCTGGTGATTGGTATTTTTGCCTAGCTCAGTTATATTATAAAGATAAGAACTATAGAAGGTTTTTTAAATCACTAAAACACAACGACTATGATTACATCATTTTGGATAATGGAGCTGCAGAACGTGATCAGATAAACGACGACACACTGCTAGATATAGTAGAAGATTTGAAGCCTAACGAGGTAATAGCTCCAGATACCTTATATGACGGACATGATACTTTACTACGCACTCGTAAATTTATTAAAAAGATGATCAAAAGAAGGCTAACTGTGGGTACAGATATAATGGGATGCCCTCAAGGATCTAATGTGAAAGAGTGGGTTAATTGCTACAAGGAAATGTTAGACATACCGCACATTGATGTTATAGGTCTTAGCAAGATATCTATTCCCTACTGCTGGAGTAAAGCAAAACACGACACAGCTATTGCTAAATCACGCAATAAATGTATAGACTACCTAGTTAGTAAAGACCTCATAAGAAAACCTCTACATTTTTTAGGAATGGGAGATCCTAAAGAGTTTGAGCACTATGAAGACTTTGCTTATGAATATAGAATATACTTTAGAAGTACTGATAGCTGCTACACTATACTTGCCGCATATCATAATATAGACTTTCATAAAGAATTTGAAAGAATAGAAACTGATAATTCATATTTTGATATAAAATTAACAGATAAGCAGATTAAGCTAGCTTTGAAAAATATTTGGTATTTAAGAAAAATCTTAAGGAGAGTATAGTATGGTAGTTTTAGTGTGTGAAAAATGTGGTAAAGAGTACAGGATTCAGCATATAAATCCCATAGTAGAGGATGCTTGGTACTGTTATGAGTGTGGAGGTAATTTAGTTATTAAAAAAGAAGGAGGTGTTTCAAATGAGGCGTAGAGGAAAGATTTTTAAGGATTTTAAACCTGTAGAAACTAGCGATGATGTTACTACAGCATTAAGAAAATTAAATGAAAATTTGAAGCTTATTTTAGAGCTCTTATGCGATTTAAGGGTGAACACGTCTGCTAAGCCAGAAAAGAAAGAAGAGAGTAGTAGTAGTGAGTCGAATTCCTAAATATTTGCAGCGAAATGTTAAAAGACAGGGACAAAAGGCAGAGAAAAGAGTTAAAAGAACTTTAAACAGTGGAGCTTTATGGTTTGATAAGGGAGACTTAAAAACTAGTAAGTATTTAATTGAAGTTAAGCATACCAATAAAAAAGGCTTTAGGATTACTGACAAGTTATTAAGAAAATTAATAGATGAAGCTTACTCAGTTCATAAGGAACCTCTTTTGATAATTTATATCGGTAATTACAAAGTAATATCAAGGATAGAAAGAAATGAAATTTGAAATTGATAAGTGTTTAAACAAGTCACAAAAAGAACTAGAAAATATATTTTTAACAGCTTTACGTAAAGTAGTGCCTAAATACTTTGAAATTAACTATTCAAAAAACGAAGTACTTCTTGGTATTGGGCGAATAGCTCAACCGTTGAGCCATCCTATAAGTATAGATCTGACTTCTCTTGCGTGTAAGTACACTATAAGCGATGAGTTGGTTTATGGCAGTCAGATAGACATAGCACGTTTTGTGTTAGGATATATTGTTGACGAGATAACAACGTACGATATTAACTGCTATGTTGCAGTGGGAAATTATAAACACACTCTATACATTTCAAATCCTACCATTTCAGTTGAAAGATGTACCTTCTCTCTAGTGACTAAGATGTGCTTACACACACAAGCTGCTATGGTAATATTTGTCAAATCTCTTGATAAAATTCCTATTAGTAATAAATTAAAAGCTATAGTAGAGCTAGAATCTAAAGGCTATTACAAGACTAAGATGTCTATAAAAGAAGCGGTAGAAGAATTATGTTTAATGCAAATGAAATAACAGATCTTTTTAATAATATTTTTTTACAGGAACTATCATATAAACTAAGTGAAGTGGGATCTTCTACTTATGTTCACTCTGCATCTGTTTCCATACCTATATTTCGATGTAGCGTTGAGACTAAACATGCAGATATACATGCTCAACTGCATATGGCATCTGAAGCTATCGTTTTAAGCGTACTAAATATCCACTGTACATTACCTTACTATGCAGCCCACTATGATAAAAATCGTTTAACAACAGCAATAAAGTATGCATTTAGTCAAGTGTATCACAACCTTTTAGATGTTCCGTTGAATTGTTTAATAGTTGAAGTTACTGATAAATTGTTTATTAATTGGTATATAAATCATGTAACTACAGATGCAAACGTTAATACTCGCATAGATTTCAAAAGCGTGTATGGTTTAGGAGCCGTAATATATACTCCTATAGACATACTTAAAAAATTTCCTGGCAATCGTCTGAAACTAATTACTAATATATCACAAAACGGAGGGTATGTCCATACTTCAATAACTATTAAAGATATAAAGCAATTGCACGAAAATGCACATACCAAGGTATATATTAGTAACAGGTGATTTTCATATTTGTAAAAATACCTATTCTGAAGTAGATAACTCTCTGAATCAGATACTACGTATTATACGGACTAAAAACATATCTTACATAGCTATTTTAGGAGATATTTTTAACTCAGAACATCCTACTTTAGAAGATATTAGTAAATTTATTAGATTTACAACTTCTATTCCTAACCATATTCAGATTTATTTAGTAGAAGGTAACCATGAGAAAGAAAGAAAAGATAAGAAATTACTACAGTGGATTAGCTGGATAAGACCTAATGTTATTTATTCGTCCGATATATTAGAAACTACTATTTTAAACAAAAAGATTATAATGATGCACGAAGCTTTTTTAGAAAGCGATATTCATGAAAAAGCTAAAAGCAATATATCTTACACTCAGTTTAAAGACTACGATATTATTTTATCAGGCCACGTTCACAAATATCAAGTTATAAGCGAGCAGCCATTAACAATACATCCAGGTAGTATATATTACTGTAATTTTAAAGAGGTGAATGATCCTGAAAAAGGGGTAGTAATTATTGATTTAAATACTTTACAGTATGAACTCATACCATTAAAAGTAACTAAATTAAAGCAAATAGAATCTGATTTGACTAATGTTAAGAAAGTAATAAACCAATTGAATAGAAATGCTAAAGTCAAACTTATTCTAAATTTAAATTATGATGAATCTAAAAAAGTAAATGAAATTAACAAAATAATACAGTTAGGTAAATCTAAGTTTGTATCTTTTTCTTATGATATAAGAGTCAAAAAACTTGAAATTACTAAAGATACTACAACTAAAAAGAGAAGCTTATCTGATCTATTTAAAAAGTTCTGCAAAGATTTCAAAGTTGATAAAAAATATCAAGATCAACTAAAACAGTTGTTACCGCTATGAGATTACTGAAACTATATCTAAAAAACTTTATGTGCTATGAAGAGACAGAGGTAGTATTTCCTGAGTCTAAATTAGTCAATATATATGGCTTTGATTATGACAGAAATACTTCAAATGGTATAGGTAAATCTAGTTTAGTAGACGCTGTTATATTCTGTTTATTTGGGCGTTCAAGAACCACTTTACAAAACCTAATCAGAAAAGGTAAATCATTTTGTGCAGTAGGATTAGTATTTGAAAAAGATAATGATGTGTATGAGATTAATCGTAGATTTGATAGAAGCACTACTTTAAGAATCGTTAAAAATGATAAAACTATGCAATTTCATCGTATTAACCAAGCTCAGTCTTATATCAATGATGTATTAGGTATGAATTATGATAATTTTGTTAATTTTTCTATATTTGATGTATTAAGATTTGAAGATTTATCTTCTCTTAGTTTAGCTGACTTTAGAAAGCTTCTAAGAACTGTATTTAATTTTGAGTCTTTTGAAAACACATTAAATAAACTAAAAATAGATATCAAATCAGCAGAACAGTCTTTATCTTTAATTCCTTCTACCAGCCATTACTATTCAACTAAACGCTTATCTGTTGTACAGGAGGCAATGAAGTCAATAAAGCGCTATAAAGAGATTTTAGATAATCGCCAACATAAATTATTAAAATTAATAAGAACTTATGAGTCTGAGCTATCCAAATACAATACTATTACTGAGCGCAATAATAACAAGATTAAATGGTTAATGAATAAAGACACTTGCCCCACTTGTTTTAAGCCTTTAGATAATAAAGTAGATATTTTGAACAAATACCAGCAAGAAATTAACAACTGCCAACGAAAAACTCAGGAATTATCTAACAAAATAGCTACAGCTCAAAAGTTGATAGATATAGTAAAAGAAAAATATGAAAAGCTATCAGATAAATTATTCAGACTAAATAAAAGAGAATACGAGCTAAATTCAGCTGAGAAATACCATAAGAATACTGAGTTTATTAAACAGAAGATAGATAATTTAAAAGTGTTATATGAATTAACTAATAAATTTGAAGAATATGTAATTAGTCATACTATACAAAACTTAGAAGCTTTAATAAACAGCTATTTATCTTACCTAACAGATATATCTTGTAGAATTATTTATGAACACAGTGGTAAAACTGGTAAAATACTAGTAAAAATATATCGTAATAACTCTGAATTCTTATTTCAACAGCTTAGTTCAGGAGAAAAGATGCTTGTATCTTATGCGTTTAAACTAGCTATAAATACATTTGATTATAAAGATACTATATTGTTTATTGATGAAGGTTTAAGTAGACTAGATAAAAATAATCGTAATAAACTGCTAACTATGCTTCAGCAAGCACCCTTCAATCAGATATTTTTAATTAGTCACGATGATAATTTTAAAGACTTACCAACTATATTCATTGAAAAAAGAGATAATGTTAGCAACATAATAACAAAATTATGAGCGAGCAGCAGCTAGACTCTGGTTATACTCTTTGGCAATATAAAAAGGATAAGAGCATAGTAAAAGCAAAGTTTTTGCGCAAGTTTGTGCTAGTACAGCCTGTAGAAATAAAGTCGTTAGTATCTGATAGTTTGTTTGATTTCTTGATATTTCTAACTTCGACTAATCACAGTTATTTTGGATGGTATAAAGTATGTAAATCAATTTTTTATAAATATTTTGAATCCGTTCCTAAATTAAAACAAATTCTTTTAAAAGAAGGATTTGGTATATAACTATAATAAGAAGGAGGTAAATTATAATGGAACGACAAAAAACAGAAGTTTACTTTGATGAACCTTTAGAACAAATAATTAGAACGATACTAGATAAATTTGACGCTGTTTCTAGTGGATTACGTTACTTAGAACAACGGATGAGATGGATGCATGAAGAAATAAGGCTGATACTATCTATAGTGTCAAAATTGAAAAAAGACAAAGAGACTAGCAAGTAACTAGGGAGGTAAAAAATTTATGGGTTGGAGTGGATATCTAGTAGACAAGAAAAATAAAATTCAATTTGAAATTTTTAAAACTACAGAAAGTGATTTTTTAGAGGCTGTTAATAGTGTGCTTGAAGCTCTTAAAAAGAACTACGAAATGCACGAAGATGAAGGGCTTTCTACATACGATATTCAGACTAAAAAAACACAAGATTTGACTGTAAAAGATATGTATGTATTTAATCAGTGCTTGGATATATCCTTCCACTTAAATCGACCTTTAGATGAATTATTGGCTGCTCTATACTATATATATACTATGCACCTGACATTAAAGAATAAAGAAGTACTAGGCCTCGATTCTAGATTTGATTTTTATACTGATAGTAACGAAGAAAAATGTAAAAAGTATAAAGACTATAAATTAATAACTTGTTATATAAGCGAAGAAGAAGATATCGGCCTTGGTGAGATTGAAATTAACCCTGAGGAGGAATAGAATATGAAAAAATGGACAGAAGAAGAACTTAAACTACTAGAAAAATGTTACAATGAGGGGTTAACATACAGACAAATAGCTCGCTTGCTAAATAGAAGTGAAGACGCCATAGATCACGCAGTACGCAACTATAGACATGTTCTCGAATTTAACAGATCTAGAGAGCCTAAAAAATACCCATATCGTCAAATATTTAGAGAAGTTAAAAGCTATATAGATGATAATTTAGAAGCAATAATCGAAAAGAACTTTCAGTATTTTAGTAGAGTTCCTTATAGGGGCACTTATAAAAAAGAGAAACAATCTGAAGACTTAGTAGGTTTGTTGAGTGACATGCATATCGGCTCTACTAACAAAGCACCTATTACTGGGGGTGTCACTTTTAATGACGACATACTAAAGAAAGAAGTAGCTAATTACATACGAGGAGTTAAACGTTTTTACGAGCTTTATAAACCATCATACAATATAGAGCATTTTTATATATTTGATCTAGGTGATATCGTTACGGGAGATAGAATTTATGAGGGACAGCTTTACGAAATAACCAGAAGTGTGGGCCAGCAAGTTGTAATTGCTTTGGATTATCTATCTCATGTAATTGTAAAAATGTCCGAAATATTTCCACAGGTCACTTATATTAAGATGGTAGGAAACCATGGTAGGAGCTATAGTGATAGAAACGTTGCAGAGCCTATTGAGAATAATTTTGAGTATTTATTGGGACTATTACTTAAAGAACGATTTAAAAGCAATAAAAGAGTTAACGTAGTGCTCCCAAATGATTACTTTTATTCAGCCCAGATAAGAGGTCATAAATACCTGTTAATGCATGGCGATTATATAAGAGGCACAGTGCTTACTACCATAGAAAAAGCAGTTAAAGAAATAGCGTTACTTTTAGGAAGAGACTTTCATGAGGTTATTACCATAGGTCATTTTCACTCAACTCATGAGCTTCCCATTGGTTCTGAATCTACTTTACTAATAAATGGATGTTTTATTTATAAGGATTCATACGCATACAAACGACTTAGAAAGTTTTCCGTTGCCAAGCAATTATTATTCAATATATCTAAAAAATCAGCACTGCACAATTTACAAAAAATAGACTTGAGGTGGTCATTATGAATAAGTTGATAGAATATACCAATCTAAACCCTGCTTTAAACAGCAAAGAAATAAAAGAATTTACACTACTAGCGGCAGAAAGACAGTATCGTTCTGTAGTACTCACTTACAACTGTTGCTCAGTAGCTAAAAAATTAGTGGATCAAAACAACTTAAACTTAAAAGTAGTGACAGTACTTGGATTTCCTTTTGACAGATATAATAGAGATATATTACAATTTTATAATAAATTTTATGATGAAATAGACGTGCTTATTCCTATTCACTTATACTACTATAATTATCCTCCCTTTTTAAATGAAATAGAGAAGCTACTAAAAACTATTCGTTCTAGTCTGCCTAATAAAAGAGTTAAGTTTATAATTGAAACCACTCTAATGAGAGACAAACCCAGGCAGATTAAAGAGCTATGTAAGCTAGCTAAAAAGTGTGGTGTAGATGTTATAAAAACATGCTCTGGATTATTTAAAGTTCCTAATAGAACCTTTCAAAATTTAGTGGAGGAGGTTAACTTAATTAAAAAATACTGGAAAAAAGGCATTAAAGCTTCTGGAGGCATCAAAACAAGAGATGAAGTAAAGCAATTAGCTAAATTAGGTGTAAAATATATAGGAACTTCAACAGATATATTCAAAGAAAAATGAAAATTCTGGAGATTCATAATAGGGTAAATACTATTGAAGAAGTAAAAGAAGTAGAAAAATACTTTGACGCCTTTTATGTAATGGGAATTTATGAACCTACACCTTTTAGTAAACAACACAACGAAAATTTTGGATTAGATGGTAGTTTATTTGCTATTTGTGATTATGAATTTCAAGTTATAGATATTAAACTTTTAGAATATTTAAGAGAAACGAATAAATCTATAATAGTAGATTTTATTCCTAATCACATAGGTAGAGATTTTAAAAACACAGGTTACGGTTTTAAAGATTTGCGTTGGGGAAATTATGAATGGATTGATACAATACAATTAAATTATTCTTCAAGAAACGTTTATGATTTTATGCTATGGAATATTAGATACTTATTGAAAGAATGCCAATTTCATGGTTTGAGATTCGATATGGCACACCTATTATTACAAAAGAACTATAACAGAAAACATCATGTATGTTTAGGTTATGAACCTTTAGAAGAATTAATAGAAATGGCAAAACAAATAAATTCTAACTGTATTCTAATAGCCGAAGCCTATCAAGATTATGATGATTTAAAAAATTTAGGATTTGATTACGTTTATAGAGTAGAACCAAGAAGAGGGCATCATTTTATAGCTACCGATACTGATTTAATTGTGATGGACAACCATGATGAAAAATTACTTTATTGGGAGTGTTATGGTAATTTAGATTGTTTAATATACAAATTAAAAAATTTGACTTCCTATTACGGTAATACTCTTTGGTATCTTCCTGCTATAATGGGCTATACTAAAAGACCGTCAGCAAATTACTGGTATAATAAACAATGGGATATAAATCCAAAAGTAAAGGAAATCTATTTAGAAGTTTTAGAAAATGAAAATTCTACGAAATAGAGCTAAATGTTTAATTTGCGGAGAAATATTAGAAAGCAAACATAGGCATGATTTTAAGACTTGTAAATGTGGCAATTTAAGTGTAGATGGTGGAAAAGATTACATAAAACGAAGCGTAAAATATATTGACAAATACAGAGATTTAAGTAAAGTAGAGAAGGAGAAAAAATGAGGCAAGAAAAGCGATTAAAAGTATTAAAAGTATCTTTTATTGTATATCTTTATCCTGATGGAAAAGTAGATTATATAGCTCGGAAATGTGAATCACCCAACGCTTGTGAGGATTGTAAATTTAATAAAATCTGTGAAAATATAGAAACACTTATAAAGATTGCAGATTTAATAAACAAAACAAGAATTAAAAAAGCTAAAAGAACTAAATTGAAGAAAAGAAAGAAAGGAATTAGAAAGTAATGGCTAAGAAAAGAAAAAGTAGATTAGAAAGACTGTGGAAAATAGAAGCAGACCCTTGGGTATGTTGTGACGTATGTAATACTGTAGTTAGTTATGGTATTGACTGTCCTTTATGTGGAAAGCCTATAACAAGATTTTTTGGGTGTGAAAAAATAAAAGATAAAAATATTTTTTGTAAGTTTTGTAAAATTCAGTTTGAAATAATAGATTTTCAAAAGTTCTTAACACAAGTAAATAATGAGATAGAAAAACAAAGTAGGAAGCCCATTGTTTTGCAGATAAAATTATTAGAGCACGATGCCTAAACGAAAAAAAAGTAGATTAGGTGGACATCATAATAATTTAGGAAGTAAAACTTGGAGAAAAAGAATTTATGCTAATGATGGAGAATTTGTAAAAGCTGGAAGTATTATTATGAAAATAAATAAAAGTATTAAGTTAGGGGATAATGTTTATAGAAGTAAAAATATAATTCATTCCAAAATAGACGGAATTGTAAGAATAAAAGGAGATAGAGTATATGTTGATACGGAAAGGAAAAGAAGTTGAAGAGTGTTGTAGAGTAGAAGATAGTTTCTTTCATATTAATGATAGACATGGTTGGGATACACTTGTATATTGTGTATGGTGTAAATCTGTATATGTTTGGTTTAGAGGCTGTTTTATGGATTTTTATTCTAACAAGAATTACCCACCTTCTAAATGGTTTAACAAAAAAATAGGTGTTTTATCTCCCACAGCAGAAAAACTTGTTTATATTGTATCTTCTGATTTAAATAAGTCTAATATTAAAAAATTCTGTCGTATTCAAGAGAAAGATATTTTAGGTTTTAATATTCGTAAATGCATTGCAGGAGCTGGGGTGGGTTGTCCTACTCCCGATGACTTTGGTGAAGCTTATTTACCTTTTATCGAGATTGAAGGTGTAGGAGCATTAAGCATCGCATTTGAAATGCGACCTTGGGTTCATGTATCAACACGCTATCATAGTTTTGAAGAAATTATGAAATATAAAGATGCTTTTAAAGAAGATACAATTTCTGAGACTTTAGAATTAGGAGGACTTTATGATTTAGAACAAGCGAGAACTATAATTAAATTTGTTATTGCTTACTTAAAAGGAGAAATTAAATTTCTTCCTGAATGGAAGACTACAGGATGGTATAAAGTAAGAAAAAGGAGGAAAAAGTAGATGTTAAAAAGAATTGATTTATTTAAAGCTAAAAGCATTATTGAAGGACTTGATTATTTAAATAAAATTTTTTCTTCTAAATTTATGTGGCATAAATTAGAAAAAAGAAAAATCACAGATAAAATTTTTAACATTACTTTAATTAGAGAAGAACCCGAAACGGGAGTAAATGGACATGGTTGTGAACATTTGTTAATTTTTTCTCAAACCCTTACAGACATTTTTTATAGCATAGAAAAAACTGAAATATTTAAAACTTATATAGCAATTAAAATTCTCTTTTTTCCTAATAGCCCTATTTTTGATAAAAATGATTTTGTATTTGAAGAGGATGCTAATTTTATTTCGAAAAAAGTGAGATTTCTTTTATTAGATTTGCCTTGTGGAGAATACACTAAGAAAGAATTAGAAAAAATAGTAAGAAAAAGGAGGAAATAAATGTCTCTCAAAAGTAAAATATTGAGAATATTACGAAAAGAAGCAATATTATATGATGAAACAGAAGGAACTTATGCTATATTTAGTAGTGACGAGACATTTGAAAGAGTGGCAGAAAAGATTGCGGAAATGGTTAAGAGGAGCATTAAAAAGAAAAGGAGATAAAGATGGATTTATCGCTTCGCTACATAAAAATGTGTGAAAAAGCGAAACAGTTACAAAAAGAATGGAAACCTAAAATTGGTGATTTTTATAATTGTGAAGGAGAAATATTTTTAAATGGATTTGAAAAAGAAAAAGATTTTGAAAATTTTCTTAGAAAAACTGAAAAATGTTTCTGTGTTTTTAAACAAGACCAATTACAAGAAATACTTAACTTAAAAGTAATTAAATATGGATTACTAAACGAAATAGGTAACATTCTATATAGGGCTTATAAAGATAGATATGTTTCTGGATTTGCTTTTGATTCATTTGAACAACTATGGCTTGCTTTTGTAATGTATAAAAAATATGGAAAAATTTGGGATAATAAAAAAGAAGAATGGATTAAGGAGGAAGAGAGATGAAATTTCATATTCATATTTACGAAGTTAAATCAAAGTATGAAATAGATATAGAAGCAAATAATCCAATTGAAGCTAAAACAAAAGCTATTGAAATGTATAAAACAAACAAAGAGAAACTTATAAAATGCGAAAAAGATTGTGACATAATAGTTTTAGCTTTTAATGAGAAAGGAGAAGAAGTATGAAGAAAAACAAGAAGACAATATCGGGTAGAGGTACAAGACCAAAAACATGCAAACCTAAATGGATTTTAGAGAAGAACCAATCGAAAGCAAAACTTCATTATAATTTTAGACATAATCACTTAGTGCCTTTAGTAGGATTTAGAGTGGATTTATATGAAAACGAAGATGAGTATGGTTGGGGACGAATGGATGAAAGTGTAAGTTTTGTAGTAGAAAAAATAGAAAATAATAAATTATATGTAAAAGTTTATCATATGAAACATATAGGAGAGTATAAACATATAGGAAAACACTTAGAAGATAGTCATAAGCTATATGAAGTAGATTTAAGTAAGGATTTTGATGAAAGTAATGTAAAAGAAGTAAAAGAAATAGATACTAAAGAGAAACTGTGGAAAGAATCATCTCTAGGTAATTTGTTAGAATTGTTGACAGGAGAAACTTTTCGAGTAGTTGAGAGTAGTCTAGAAGAAAGACTTTGGAGAGCAGTTAGTAAATCTTACGAATTTAAATTTATAGATTGTGGAAACGGATGGTGTAAGCTTATTGAAGGTAGTTTTAAGAAAAGGAGAAAAAAGAAGTGAGACTTGTAACTATAGCATTATTTCAATTTACTTGTATGTTATTGGGTTTCATAATAGGTCTTTTAATTTTTCGGAGGTACAAATGAATGATGTCATTTTATTTGCTGAAAAAATTATAGAGTTCAAATCAGTGTATTTAGCAGGAGGTATTCAAAATCGCAATAATCCCGAAAGCTGGAGAGAGCCTTTAACTAAATTCTTTAAGTCCAATAATATAGAGGTGTACGATCCTGTAAAAGATAATGAGAATATTTTTAACCCAAGCGTGCTAGGTCTAGATGTTAAAACTCTAAGTGATTTAATGGGAGTGGACGAACTAAAACATGCTGTGCTACTGAAACAGACCGAACTAAATGATATGTACGTTGTCAAAAACAAAGCAGATCTAGTGGTATTTTATCTAGATGGGACTGAAAGCTTTGGAACTTGGACAGAGTTTTCTTGGGTTTATAGTTTAAAGAAGCCTTTTATAATAGTAAGAACTGAGCCTCGTAAAAAATTACCTGACTGGGTAAAGTGGAGACGATACTATGCTTTAATTATAGATAGAATAGCGTTGGAATTTAGAAGTTTTGAAGAGTTAAAAAGATTTTTTATAGAATATTTAGGATTCAAAGATGTATAACGGTTATTATTGCAGCCCCACTCCTAAAGAACACTTAAATCAGGTTCAGTAAGATTTTATGGTGAGGGTGAAAAGATTAAATAAGAGGGAGGATACGAATGAGATTAAGAGAAATAACTTTAACTTTTCATGAGTGTATTGAAGCAGGACACTGGGTACCAAATGACCCAGGGGTCTGCAGTCAAAGACATGGACATTCTTGGACTATAAATGTGTCTATAATAGGCCTATATCACCCAACGCAGGGAATGCTAGTTAACTTTAGAGATGTTAAAAAAATTATACGAAGATTTGATCATACAACTCTAAACGATTACTTTAAGTTACCTACTGCTGAAAACCTAGCTAGATATTTTGCTATGAAAGTATTAAGACTAAATTCTGATAGTATCATTTCAGTTAAAGTTGACGTTGCTGAGAAGCAAGATAACAACATAGCTACTGCTATTATAGATAACTGGAGGTTTAGATGATGAAAGAAGGTGGTACTAAATACGATAATCAAAAACCTAAACTAGCTTTACTTCCTCCTGCAGCTATAGTTGAAGTAGGTAAAGTTTTCACTTTTGGAGCTAGTAAGTATGGTGAAAACAATTGGAGAGGTGGATTTAAATGGACTAGATTACTAAGCGCATGTCTAAGACATATATTTGCTTTTTTAAAGGGAGAAGACTTAGACGAAGAAAGTGGATTAAATCATTTGGCCCATGCAACTGCTTGTCTACTAATGCTACTGGAATTATACTATACAAGAAAAGATCTAGATGATAGATATAAACATGAAAAGAAGAAAGAAAAAAAGAAAAAGAATAGTTAAGATACCAGAAAAAATACACGAAATAATTAGCTATTTAGCTCATGCATTTAAAAATAGCTTTCTAGAAGAAGACGATCTAAAGCAGAATATGTACTTATGGTATTTAGAACGAATAAAAAAGAATAAGAAGCTAACTAACATAAAAAAGTTTACTCCAGGATATTGGTTTCTATGGTTTAAATGGAAGCTAAAAACATTATATAGAAAAGAAGTAAATAGAATTTGTAGAGAGTGGAATATTAAACTAGGAGATAGTGATGGTAGAACAAAACTACAATCTAAAATTGGATATCTCTCTTGTAATTCACGATTTGAAGAAGAAACTGGGACAGAGATATAAGATACTTGAAGACTATTTAATGGGGTATAAAATAAGTGAAATATGCAAAAAGCATAGTCTTAGTAGATTTATAGTAACCAGTGTTCTCAAAGGGTGTCTAGAATATGCTCGTAAAATTTTAGAAGAGGAGGGAGTATATCATGCCAAGAAAAAGAGGAAGAAAAATAGACGTTTACAAAAGAAGATTAGAAGTTAAAAAATTATACTTGCAAGGATCTTCTTTATATGATATAGCTCAAAGACTCAACGTATCTGTCAGCACTATAAAAAAAGATATACAAGAAATCAATAGATGGTATTTAGAAGCTGTAGAAAAAAACCCACACATATTAGAAAAGCAAGCTGTGTATATACTACGTCACTTGGATGAGTTAAGAATGGTTAAAGAAAGGCTATGGAAGCTTGCTGATGAAACAAGCACTTCAAAAGACGAAGTAAACGCCTTAAAAGCGATACTAGATGAGCTATCTCACGAAGCAAGAGTGTTAAGATTAATTGATGTATCCAAAACCATTAACAACTACATTAAGATAGATAAGATAGAAGTGCTAGTAAACGGAGCCATTGAGGTAATTAAGGAGTTTGTTCCTCCTGACAGACAAAAATACGCATTAGAAAGACTAAAAAATTTAGGTCAAGAAATAATAGAGGGAGAAAAAATAGATGCGAGATAATAATAACAAATTTATTAAAAGCATCAATATAGAAAACAACATGAAATTAATAACTTTACTCACATGTAAAGAATTAATAGATCAGGCTTTAAGTGATCCTGTAGTTAACTTAATGCATGAGGGAGCCTTAATTACCTCAATAATGAGGTTATACTTATACGCTGAGATCATATACTTGCTTAGCAAAAATTCCACTATTTATCAGGCAATACAGAGTCTTATATCTGATCTAAGCATTAAAGCTATTAAAGAGTTAAAAAAACCGAAAGACTCACAAGAGGGAGATAATGAACATCAATAAGTTCAAAAATATCTGGAACTCTTCTATAGACAACGCTATTAAAAATATAGAGGAAGGAAAACATCTTTCTAAATTTAAAATAAAACCAGTTCCTCCTAAAGAGTTTTTTGAAGTCTGGTTAAAACAACCTCTCTTTCCTATGCAGTATGAAGTTTTAAATCAAGTATTTACTAATAATTATATGGATTGGAATACCAGTATAAATGAAATAGTTCTGATATGGGGCGAAGGGTCAGGAAAGGACTACACTATAGTCAGAACTTTAGTATATGTGTGTTACTGGTTATGCTGTCTTATGAGACCACAAGAATATTTCAAGTTAGGTAAAGATACACCTATTGTAATTGCTAATATGTCTGTAAATGAAGATCACGCTAAAGATGTGTTTTTTAGTCAGTTCACATCTTGTCTAAGAAGTGTTATAAATCCCGCAACTGGAAATAATTTTTTTGAGGAGTTAGGTGTGGATCTGAGAGAAGGAAAAGATATACAGACACGTAAAGTACTGTTGCCTAGTTACATAGAGGCTTATGCATTAGACCAAAGTAAGTACGCAGCAGAAGGTAAGAACGTATTGTTCGCAGTGTTCGACGAAATAGCTGAATTTAGGTTTGATAAGGCTAAACAAAGATACGAAAACTTAAAAAACACTGCTTTTTCTAGATTTCCAGAACATTATAAAATAGCTATGTTATCCTATCCAAGAGACGAATATGACTTTTTAATGACTCATATGAAAGAAGTACAGAATTGGCCAGAAGAATTAAAATCTAAAGTCTACGTTAAAGTAGCTGCTCCCTGGGAGGTAAGATCTAAAGAAGGAGCTCATTCTGATTTAATTAAAAAGAGATTATATAAAACTAAAGCTGATTATATTCAGATGTATCGTACTGATCCTGTTGATGCTATGAGAAGATATGAGTGTAAATTTCCTAAAACAGGTATTAATAGATTTTTAAAGAAGTTTGATATAGTGTTGAGTAAATGCGTTAATTTTGATAGATCTTCTCCTTTTATATGGGAGAGTATTGGTAAAGAAAAAGAAATATATTTAACTGAAAAAGAATTAAACGAAATTACATTACAGCCTTGGTTTAAAAACACTTATACTTACGAGATATATCAATTAGAGCAAAAACTATTAGAAAGGCCTAATGATGAGCAATTAAAAAAGAAATTAGAGTTAGAACTTCAAAAACACGAAAATGCTCAATACTTTATACATATTGACTTATCGAGAGGAATAAAAGACTGTGCTGGTTTAGCCGTAATACATCCTTACTTTATATCATCTACTATTACTGGGTACTATGTAGATTTAGTAATACAGATAAGACCAGAAGATGTAGAAATAGATTTTGAAGAAATAAGACGGTTTATATTCAAATTAAATGATAGGGGTTTTGATATAGCTAAAGTGACATTAGACGGATTCCAGAGCGCCGACTTTTGTCAAATAGTCAAGAAGAGAGGAATAGATAGTGACATTATATCAGTAGATAGGTCTAAAAAACCTTACGATACTTTTAAAAGCTTGCTATACCAAGGTAAAGTAAACATGTATAATTACTTAGTTTTAGTGAGAGAGCTAAAAGAACTAATAGTAACTCCTAAAGGTAAAGTAGATCACCCTGAGGAATCCCAGCAACGATTGAAAGAAGAAGGACTTAAGGAGGGAAGTAAAGACTGCAGTGATGCTATTTGTGGAGCTATATATACTGCAGTACTACAAGAGGCTGAATTTGGACCTACTATAGTAGATGAATCTGATTTAGAAACACCCGATGTTGAAGATATACTATAATAAAATAGTTTTCAATAAGGGAGGAGTGTAAACTATGCCTTTCTGGTTTTTTAATTTCAAAAAAGGTAAAACAGAAGAGAAAGAGTCTCAGATATCCGAAACTGCTAGCGCTTATGGAGCTCACGACTACGTAGAACCTTCCTACGAGCAAATATCTCCTAATACTATTCAACAATTATATGATCGGTCTAATCTGCTAAAAAAATATGTAAAACTTATTATAGACGAGTGTTTGCGTTATGAATTTAAAGCACACCCTAAAAAAGAATATGAAAGTGATAGAGAAGCTAAAGAACAAGCTAAAGAAATAAACGATTTATTATCTTTTTGCAATATCTACGAAACTTTTAATGAAATACGAGAAAAATATTTAAAAGACTTACTATTATATGGTTATGCAGGGGTAGAATTAGAGCCTACTGAAGGACATATAGTAAAAGCTATTTACGCTGTGCCAGGCTATGCTATTCGTTTAAATGTTGATGATACAGGTGCAAACTTTAAAGATGATAAAAAAGCTTATATCCTATTAAATCCTAATGAACTTGAAGAAATTGTGGCTTATTACCCTGCAAATTCTTTTATATATTTTGTATTAGATAAAATGAGTGATAGGGTTTACGGATCTCCTCCTATCACTAGTATATACCAGGAAATTATGACTGATATTAACTCATCTAAAAATCTTAAAGCTGGTTCTAATTCTTTAAAAGCAGGAGTGTTATGCTTGCCTAAAGCACCCAGAACTCTTTTAAAAGATATTATTAATAGATTATTATTGATGTGTAAGAAAGACGCTAGAGTTAAAATAGTAGCATCTAGTACTGATGGTAAGTTTTTAGACCTAACTAATCTAAATCCAAAAGATACAATAGAATTGCAAAAATGGTTGCTACAAAAAGCTAACATCTTTAATATTCCTCCTCTTAAGTTAGGCTTAACTGCTGACATAGGCTCTACTAGTGCAAGAGAGCAGAGAGATGATTTTAAAGCCTTAATAGAAGATTTTGTTAAGTATGAACTGTCTAAATGGAATGCTATACTATTAAAAGCTAAGTTAAAATATAATAAAATAGAAATAACCTGCCCTAACCTAGCCACCAAATTAGAATATGAAAGAGCAAGAATAGCAGTTAGACTAGTAAATGGAGGTATAATCACTCCTAACGAAGCTAGGGTTAGGTATTTAGGCCTGCCCAAACTGAAAGATCCTGCCGCAGATCAGTTAATGAGAGGAAAACAAGCTGTTTCTAGCCACGCTTCTGAAAAGAGAGAAGTGAAGGAATAAGTTTAAAAAGTTAAATTTTCTCTTACTATCCTATACGTGTGCCTTGCTTTATACTGATTATAATAATTTATATTAGCTCTTATTACGCTAGGATCAATAGTAATTCCTGTCATGCTTGGAAGAGTGGAGAGATGAATAGTGGTAGTTTTTTCTACAACATTGTAAGTTATTTCATATACTTTTAAATTAGAGCTTTCTGAGCTTGGAAGATTAGTATTTGTAATAGATATTAAGTCTCCTAAATTAATATTAGTATGGAGACCGTCTAAAACTAGAGTTCCTCCATATATAGGTTTGTAATACTCTGCTAACTTAGCAGCTATTATTTTCATTATTGATGTATCATCTACTTTCTGTTCCTGACTTTCTATCTTTTGAGCTTCAGGCATATGAAAAGTATAAGTACCTCCTGGATAGTTTGTATCAATATAAACTACCAGAGGCTTAGTCATATCTTTATAGGCGTAGTATATAAGCCAATACTCGTCTAGCTGATCTGATATACAGTTTCCGTTCCAATAACCAAATCTATCTCGATATGCCAACCACTTACCAAACACTAAAGTTCTACTGCTAGCGTAGACTAATCTACCCTCAACTAGTTCAGCACCTTTCTTTTCTGGAAGTACTTGTCGGTTAGAGGTATCATAAGAAGTGTATTTATGCGTAGAATAGGAAGAACTTCCGTTTCTAAGTTGCTTCAAAATTTCATTTCTCTCTTTTACCGACACTACCAGATACACATCGTACCCCCCTATACCTCCAAACATAGAAGGGCGAGGTATAGCATACCAGCCATTTCCTCCTTCCATATCTGAAAAAGAATCAACTATTTTAAAAGGACGATTGGGAGGACTAAATACAGCATACCTGCTAATTCCGCTAAACTTAGATACTTTTTCTTTAATTTCATAACCTCCTCCTCCAAGTACTACTATTTTAGAGCGACTAAAAGATAGATCTTGCATGGTGTTAAAAGATAATACTTTGTGAGTACCTATCGATTCTCCTTCTGACGGTATTCTGAAAGAGTGAACAGTTCCGCTCAGTCTATCTATATGTAAATATCCGTTCTTATCAATCCAATAATAGTACTCTCCAGCTACACTACATAAGTAGTCTAAAACCATACTTAACGGTTCTGCTTGCCAGTTAACTTTAACTTTAACACCTGAAGGTAGATTATTATAAAAGTTAGTTACACCTGCTCTAATTAATATATCGTTTGCTATATACTTTATACCATGTTTAGTACTTTTATAGACTACTGGAGTATATAACTGACTAAAATAATGCTTCAAATCTCTACACTGATATACTATTTCTTGCCCATTAGGTCCCAGTCTTCTAGAAATAGAATAGACATAGCCTGCAAAAGAAGGTTGATAATCTCCATCTTGGTTAATAATATATCCATATACTTTTTCTCCTACACTTAACTTTAAAGTAGAGTCAAATTTAGCCACTTGAACTACAGTCATAGTACTTCCTGTTATACTTAGCTCAATTGACTCTATATACAGGGCTTCTCCATTGGGATACACTCCGCTTTCAGATATAATACCTCCTCCACTACTTACTAAACTATTATAATCGCTACCAACCAAGTAAATACTATCAAAGGAAGTTACTATATCATTGTAGTGAGTGTGTGTTTTATTTAAGCCTGAGGATAGTGAGCCTTTAGTAGTACTTACATCACTATCACTATCTTTATCTCCTTTATCATCTCCTCCCTCTGGAGGCTCATCTGGTGGTTTTTTTCTTTCGTCTTTGTTAGAAACAAATATACCACCTCCCCCAGGCCATCCATCCTCACTAACGTAAGATATAGGGATCAAAAATACTTTAATGGTAGCGGGAAATTCTATATAATAGCAGTTATCACTTTCTTTAACTGCTTTAGGGTGTATAGCCTCTACACTTAAAAGATTAAACTTAGTATTATATTTGTTGTTAGCAGTGTCGTATGTTTTCGTCCAGTTATATCTAAAAGCGATGTGTTTAGCATTAAATATTTGCTTGTGCTCGTTTTGACCTTTATCGTGATATGCTTTATTTAAATAGGTGGATAAATCAGTGATAACAAGAGCGTTTTCTGACTCGTATTTCATAGAAGGATCCATTATAGCTAAATTTTCACTATTCCAATCTGTGTCTCCCAATTGCCAGTTGACTATAGAATATTGATCTGGATTTACATAATCAGAACTATCTGGATTGTAGAGAGGTTCTAACGTTTTTTTCCAATCTATTATATATTGCTGTTGTTTAATTAAATACACAGCATCTATACCTAATGAGTCTACTGAAGATCCCCATGTGTGCTTCCATATAAAACCTCTCCAGTGAGTAGCATCTACTTGTTTTATATTACCGTAATAGTAGTGGTAGGGAGTACTATCAGTCATTACTAATTTATCTCCATATTTACCACTACCTCCTTCATCATAAGGACTTACGCAATGGTATGCTCTTACTACTTCGCCAACATAGTTTTGCTCCGACTTTTTAGAATAGTGCACTTTAGAGTGATATGTTCCTTTATACAACGATCCCCATCCGCTTAATTCTTTCCAGCCTAGATATGGACTGTTAGTTTTATAGTTTTTGTCGGCATTTATACCTATAGTCTCGTAAGTAATTAAAGTACCATATAGAGGGAGCTCCTTTATTATAACTTCGTCAACTCTGAATATATTTTTTATTTTAGCTATTCTACCCTGTACTAAATCACTATTAATCATAAGCCCTCTATTTTATATGTTAAAGAAGATTCAAAATGAATTTGACCTTGCTTAATCTCGTTTCCATCAGAATCGAACACTCTTAATCTATAAAAATATGACTTAGATTCAGCTGGATATTTTAAAGGCATTTCGATTTCTTTACTACGCCCTACTATATCATAAACCTTGTATTTTAACGAGGTGTAAGCTGTGTAAACAGGCAACTTTAATGCGTAATAAATACGATTTGTTTCTTTTAGAGCTAATTCAGTGGGAGTAAAATCTAAATCTTCACTAATATCCCCCTCCACTCCAAATAAAAATCTCCATATTGGTATAAAAGTATCTGAACCTATATCTTCATAGCTTTTTATTAAGGTATCGTTTTCTTCTAACTCTCGAAGCTCTAATGTTAATGACTCTGTGTTAAATCCTATAGCTAATACTACTAAACCAGTGTCATAATCTAAAGAATCTCTAACTTTAAAAGTAGTAGAATCGAAACTATACTCTACTCCTCTATAATTTACTGTCCCTTCATCTATAGTAAGCTCATAAGTACTACTATCATAAGAATAAGAAGAAAATCCTTCTATAAGACATGTAGGTTTATAAGTAGTAACTAATCCATCATCTACGTAGACTTCTACTCTATCTAAAGGTATTTCATCATTATAGTTTAAAGTCATAGTAGAAAAATCTATAGAAGCATTTACTTCTGAAGCATAGTAAGTAATAGTTACTTCATCTGTTAATATTTTAGTACCGTAATCATCAAAATAGTACTTAATATACAGAGTATTTTCACCTTCTTTAGGAGGTAGATGTTCTATTCTTATAGTATTATGATTAACATCATATAGACCATACCAAGTGTTATTATCCCAAGAATAACAGTATTTTTTAACTGATAAATAAATAGTAAAAGAAAAAGCATCGTTTATATAAGTAGGATAATCACAAATATTATATCTATATTCAAGCCTTTTGCTTACTGCTCTAAAAACACTATTTATGTCTTGAGCTTGAACTATTAGAGTATCTCCTGTTATATTAACGTCAGGAGCAGCTTCAAGTCTATTATCTCTGTATTCTCCTTCTATTTGTTTGTAAGTTAGTGTGTTTATAGTGTTAGTATCACTATCTAATAATAAAACATTATCTATTTGACATATAGGCTGATTTAACACCACTATCCATTTATCAGCAATACCAAATAAATAAGGACTTTCAAAATACACACCCCTATAAACATTAAACACTTTTAAAATTTCAAGAAAAGGAGGAAATGTTTTTTGCTTTATAGATATTTTTAAATCACTAGCGTTATTAGCTACTTCAGTTATCTTGATTTTTATTTTGTCATTAGTATAGACTAAAGAATCATCTAAAAGTAAGTAAGTATGATAGGATTTATTATTTGCGTTTATAGTTAAGCTCTTTTTAATAGTGTTGTTAAGATATATTTCTATTTTAGTCTGACCTGAATCTCCTGTATTATAAACATCAATAGTTACAGAGTCTAATAATCCAGCCACTGAAGTAGTAAAAGTAAATTCAGAAATAGTGGGAGTAGTTAGATGCAAAGGATAACTAATAAGATGGTGCAATCTTTGAGCTACTAAAAGTTTCCATTTGAATAGTAGAGATTTTTTTACTGCTTTTAATAAATTCCAATAGAACCAAAAAGAAGATGTAATTCTTTTATATAGTATCCAATCAAAATAGAATTTAGAAGATTTAGTTTCTGCTTGTGCTTCTTCTAAAGTGAAATTTACACTATCTCCACTTGGAGGAGTATAAGATTTTAATCCAAAATTCGCATTGTTTCCAGAAGGTGGACTATATAATGGCATTTTTAACTACTTCCTTCTACTGGAGTTATATCCCATTTACTTTCTGCGTTATATTTTTGTCCTGTATCTGGGTCTGTATATTCTACTACTACATGATATTTTTTATTTGGGTCTAAATCTGTAATTTCATAATTTCCATTAGTGTCAGTAGTAGTATCTCCAGCATAGGAATTATCATCTTGACAAATACACCTAACTTTAGCTCCTTGAACAGGATTTCCGTTTAAAGTAACTTGTCCTGATATGTAATAAGGTATTGTTTCCTCGTTCCCCACGCTCGAAGAGGGTTCAGGATCTGTGTATTTTCTAACTCTAATATTGTCATAGTATAGATTTCCAGCGTCTCCAGTTTCTTCATTCCAAATACGAGGAATTATAATGTAAACAGAGTTTCCTATTTCAGTTATAGACCAAGAACCTACTTGAGATTCATCTTGATAAAAAGAAAAACCACTTCCCTCTCTGATAATTTTAAAATTATACCAAGTATTTTCAGTCCAACTTCCTGTGTTAGCTAAATTAGACCAACTTCCACCTGTTCTCTTAAAACACCCAAAATACTTGTTACCGTTAAAGAAAGGAAAAAATCCATTTCCATCAGACTGATTACTGTCCATAATTCCTAAACCTAAATTATAATTACTTCCTACGTCTGATTTTCCTTTATACTCAAGTATAAAATCACCTGAAATACTATCCTGAGACTGACAAGTTTTACAAGGAGAGCCTTCTTCGTGCAGATAAAGCTTGTTATCTACTGTAATTTCTATAGTGTCGCTCGCAGAACCTGAGGATATATACCATTTACTTAGGTCTCCACTAAAGTCATCAAAAAATTCGAAGGTATTCACTCCATCACTTGCATCCGAAGCTGAAGAATTACCATAATACATGTAAATAGTCTTAGTAGAAGAAGCTAGAATAGAAGGAACTTTTACCCAAATAACAGCTTCCTGATTAGCAGAATCCCATTTTTCTATCCAATGATATAGTAAAGTAGAACCATCATCATCAGTAAAACGAATATCACTACCATCATTATTAGCTTTAGAGAAATCAAAATTAGTGTTGTCTAAAGTAATTTTAACTTGATAATCGGTTAAATTATTAGAATTAGAAGTATTATCTATTGTTATTTCTCTTCTATAAGACCAACTAGTTAACCAAGCCATCTTTTATCTACTCCTTTTATTTATTATACCTCATCGTACTGATAATAAACAGTAAAATCTTCATAAGCTCCTTGTTCTGCTGCACTGTCTATTTCTAATTGAAATACTATGTAAGAAGTTTTATCACCTACATTATTTAACTCTCCTGCTACAGATAACTTATTACTTTCAGTATAGTTAGAAAAATCATCTCTAGTACCCACAGTAGATTTAGTATTTACAGGCGTTTGATAAGAGTTCACTGCGTCTTTATTAACTGTTATTTTCATACCAGAAGGAACGTTACCATCACACCATATCTTAAAGTTTTTACAGTATTGAGAGGGAGCTACATCACATCTAAAAAATAACCACACTTCATAAGAATAATTAGTTCCAGACTCAGGTATCTTTAGAGGCCAATCATCAGGAGTTTCTACATTGCTATCAATAGGTAAAAAATAAAATTCATTCTTAGCTACTACAGTAGAAGAATATCCTAAACCTGATTGTTGACATGCACTAATTACTGCAGACATTTAGTTACCCTCCTGTATATTTGATATAGTCCCTTTACAAATTCAACAGCCTTTTCTTCACTATTAAATAAAGTATCTGTTTCTTTATGGTAAAAATATTGTTTGTCTTTATATCTAATGCAGTGTAATACAATATGAAAACTACTATTAAGTACGCCTATATGGCGTCTAAAAAAGACTAAATTTTCTTTGTTGTTTATTTTAAATAATGTAACGCCCTTATAATTAACTTCAAAAGGAGCATCTATTTTCATAATTTCATCTATATCGTAAATTTTATCTTGTTTTATTATTCTTAATTTATTCATAAGCTCTTTACAAAAGTTATAGTTATATGGTTCCATCTACTACTTGTTTTACTACTTTTAATATCTAATATATAGCAGTCTGAGATGGTAAAAACACCTTCTATAACCAAATCACCTTTTTTATTAGCTAGGTTATTAATTAAATTCACTATATACTGCTCTACCTCCAGCCTGTTATTTTTAACTACAAAAGTATCCACTGTTACAGTTAAAGATCCACCTCCTAATTCGGAGGTATTCCATATTTTAATACCTTTAGCTCTTGGTATAATCCTGGTATGTACATTTCCTGAATAATCTACGTTAACCCACTCTGTTACTCCTAATTCGTATTCAGTGCTATTAACTACAAACTTAACTCTTTTATAATTACCAGGTACACTCATAACTACCTTGCACTTTTAGATTCTGATGCTTCTAATTGTTTTTTTGTTTTCAGTACTGTATTTGTAATCCACTGAAGTCTTCTTTCTATACTTTGTAATAGTTCTACTGTATCATAGCTGTACCCTTCAAACCTTTCAGCTATACTGGCAGCAGCATCTCTAACTTGTTTCTGCGCCTCAGGTACCTTAGCAAACTCTATTTCAAAATAAGGTCCGAAAGGTACTAATTGAGGGGCTAGTCCATATCGTCTTGATAATTGTACAGCCTGTTCATACCTTTGACGGTATTTTTCAGGTATATTCTCAAACTGACCTCGTAAAGCATATGCAGCGTAGCGCCGAAGAGTTTTATGATACTCCCAATGTGGAAGTTTTCGTTCTAACTCTGGTATAGGAGTCATTAATAATCCACGTATATAAGATCGAGGGCCTGGCAAGATAGCTCTAGATATAGCACCTAGTATTCCTGGTTGCCTTCTTGCTACTTCTGATCCCGTTGCAAATATTATTTCCCAAAAAGCAGTTCCTATTTCACGAGCAGCTTTAGCTAAATGCTCTTTAATAAGATTTATAACAGGCTGCATTCTTTGAGCCAGTCTTTCTCGTATAGGAATCAGTCTTTTTTCTCTCTGTTCTTTGGATTCACCTTTAGCTATTGAGTCTAAATATTCAGTAATCAGTTTTCCCACATCTTCAAGCACGGGTCCAAAGGCATTTTCTACTCGTACTCGTAATTCCTCTAAGGATTCATTTAGTTCTTCATTGCTAGTAATCCATTTAGATGTAGGATCTATTACTTTTTCACGTATTAGTTTATTTATAGGTCCTAAAACTGAAACTCCAAATGTGTTAGCTATTGAATCTCCTAACTTTCCTATAGCATTAGTTAAAGCTTCTGTCTGTGCCTCCCAAGTTTGCATGAGTTTTTCTACCATCTCTTTAGACTTACCCATGGATTCCTTAACTTGGCTCAAAATATCTTGAAAAGTCTCGAATTGAGCAGTAAGAGTGCCTAGTCCTCCAGCTCCCCTGATATTAGCAATATCTCTGTAAAGCAACATTAGCTCTTCTCTAGATGCTTTACCTGATTTCACTAAATCTAAAAAAGCTTTAACTATTTCAGAAGGATATTTTATTCTACCACCAGCTCTTACAAAGTATCTGAATGTTTCTTCTGCAAATTCCTTTTCTGATTCGATCATATCTTTCAACTGAGCTTTTCTCTCTTGTATTTCAGCAAGTCTTTCTTTATCTCTTCTTTTTCTAGCAACGCTTTCTAAATCATATAACTTACTTAATTCTTTCTTATAATCCATTATACGTCTCGAAGCAGCTTTAAGTTCTTCTGCATATCGTCTTGATTTACCTGTTGCTTCATAAACTTCTACTCCATACTCAGTTAATAAACCTATAGTTGCTGAAGCAGGAGCCATAATTTCCAACAAAGCGCGTTTTAACCATCTTGCACCTTTATTACCCTTTACAGCTACAGATGTCATAGTCATTATAGATCCTATATACTCTCTTGCTACCTTCATACCTTTACCATATGCCATAGCCATAGCATAACCCACGTTACTTACTCCCTGCACTAAATCCTTTAAAGTACCAGTAGTTGAAGCAACACCTACTATGACTGCATCTGTAAATTCTTCCCACTGATCTTGAGAAATTCCAAAAGTACGAGCTAGACGTAGTATGTCTAAAGCCATGCTAGATACGTCTTCTCCTGTAATGGCATGAGCTCTAGATAATAACTCTAAGAACCGTTTGTATTCTTTAGTTTTTAAACCACTTTTAGCTAAATCTACTGAAAGTTTTCCTATTTGTCTGGCATTTAGCATTATAGCGTTTCCTGTGTAATAAGCTTGTTTTTTTAATTCCTGATAAGTTTTAGTAAAGTCTTCACCTCCCCTAGTCATTATAACAGCTGATCTGGCTAAGTTTAGTCCCACCTTTTGTGCTTCTTCTATAGTTTTCTTAATCTCTTGTAGTCCACTACGAAACAAGTTAACTATACCATAAGCTATAGTTCTAAATACAGCAGATTTTAAAGTTTGACCAAAGTGTCTTAAAGTCTTTTCTAACTTAGTTAATTTTCCGTAGAACCACCCCACAGCAAAAGCCATTCCTCTAAAAGCTGCACTATGTTTTTTAAGATCTTTAATAGCAGTTTCTATCTCTTTAAGTCTTTTTTTAGCTTCTTCTGCTCTAACTCTAACTAATAATTCTATTTCTGCTCCTAGAACTTTTTTGTGCATTACTTTATCCTCTTTATATCAGTTTTCAAAACTTTAGCTAATTTTTCTAAATTTTTTATCTCGTCTTCTTTATGATCTTTTTCTACTTTAAAGGGGTCTTTAAGATTAGGAGATATCTTACCTGAAAAACCCTTGGCTACGTTTAACTGTTGCAATTGATCTTCTAGATTCCGTCTAAATCTTATTGTTTTTAAGAGATTGATTACGACATTCTGAGGCAGATTTAAGATATACTCCATACTCCAGCCATATTCTTTAGCTAGAGTATCTACTACCATGTAAATATAAGCATCCGTATATCGTAAAAGTAATTCTTTTAACATTATGCATTAGTTATAGTTTTAACTAACTCACTAAAAGGATCTACTAAAGCAAAGGTTAATATTTTACGCATAGACTGAGCATCTATTAAATTATCCACATCTTCTCTTTTAAAAGAAGGCTCTGATCTGGATATAATATAGTAAACTAGATCTCCTTGAATTTTAAAATAGTCTATGTTAGTGCTTTCTTCGGAAGGAAAAAACTTTAAACACTCGCGTCTTTCTTTAAGGGTGAGAGATCTAATAGTAATTTTAGATCCATTAACTAAAGTTACAGTAAGCTTTTCAGGTTCTATGTTCATTTTCACCTCCCTCTACCTTATCAAAAATTAGATTATGAACTGTAAGCTTTTCTTAACTCTAATCTATAAGTTACAAATCCATCTTGAGTAGAAGCTATTTCCCAAGAAATGGCTTTACAATTCTTTAAAGTCAATCCTGAAATACCTCTTTCAGGATCAGCTGCAGAAGCTAACAAAGTAACATCTACATAGTTGTTAGTTAGTATAGTGTCAGGATCTAATCCTTTGCTCCACTCTGCGTATTCTACGGTAATAGTAATAGCCCTGTTGCCTATTTCAATAGCCAAAGGATCCATATAACCTCCACCGTAAAAGTCAACAGCACCACCATCATATCTAACTGTAATTCCAGAACATTTGGCAATTATGTCACTTCCTATTTGGATACGACCTACTGAGAATTTCATCTAATTCACCTCCTTTTAGACAGTATAAGCTCCTCCTATATTGAAAACTTTAGGAGCTTTCAGTAATTACAAACCTAAAAACTATAGCAAGCTCATAATAATGTATATTGCTATAATAAGTAAAGTCAGTGTCTAGTTTTTGTACCCAATACACACTATTGCTAGCATTATCTAAAGTACTTCCTTTAAGATCTAATAGTTCTAGAACCCTATTAGCAATCTGATGTAATGTTTTAATAGGATTACTTACTGTATCTTTAACTAAAATATAAATCGTAAATTTACCATCCGATGTTTTAGCTTCCTGATCAAACGGTACTGTTTCACCTCTTTCATAGGACACGTTTATTTGTTTGGAATAAGTATCATCAAAATTAAAAGTGGTAAACACAGGGCAGTCACTAGAGCTAGAAGCTTCTAGTAAGGATTGTATTTCTGAATCGTTTCTTAATATTGCTATTATTAAATCTGTTATCATAACCCTAGATATCTGTTTAAACTCATATCTACATAACGATCAAAATGCTCTGTTAACCATACCTCTCCAAAATAAGTAAAATGAAGACCTCTCTTATAGAATCCCCTTGCTCTCTTAGCGTAAACTACCTCTCCCGTAGGAGTTGTCCATTTCATAACTTTTTTACGTCTTGGAAATCTTATAGGTATAGTAGCATCCACATCTGCATAAAAAGAATACCATAGTTTAGACCATATACGAAGGTATACTGCAGGACCTGATTGTATTCTAGTAGATACTCTAAAAGAGTCTCTTAAGTGAGGCCTCTTCAGGTGGCTAACAGGTATTATTTGTTTTAGATATAGTTTGTAGCAGTCGTGGCCCAATCGAGAAACATCATGTCTTAACTTTCCACAGAAAGAGAACATACCTCGAGAAAATAACCACTTTAATCTTTTCAGCTGTACGTCTTTAATTTTCAAATCTACTTGCAGCATTATTCCACCTTAACTATATATATTTTTAAATGATGCTGTCTTCCTCCATCATCCTCCACAGCAACTACCAGATACTGCTTATTATCTATTTCAATTACATCATCAGGATCTATATCGGTTCTATAATCGCAGTAAACTACTTTAGTGATTACGTACGTTTTACCTGCTCTTTTGATTTCCAACGACTCTCTTAGAGGCTGTACGGCGCATTTTAGAGATGATATAGATTCACTTAAAGTAAAAGATCGCTCTCCAAACTCATTAACAGAGCCTTTAGATTTAGTATAAACTTTAGCTGTTTTATTTAATAATTTACTACTTACTCCCATTAGTATACTTCAGATACGTTTCCACCCTTTTTAACTAGCATACATAAATAATCCACCCACTCATCCAAAGATTTGAATTTAGATGCTTTAATGTTAGCATATTTTACTGCATAATCTCCTATTTTTTCAGATACTATAGTTTGGGACGATATAGCTTTATCTGGTCTTAATGAGTAGTATTGGTTTACTGTTAAAACTATTAAAAAGAGCTTTACTATGCTAGTAACATTTTCAGAAGTCCATCCTATTTTAAAAGTAACTTTTACAGTGTAATTTTCTTTCAATTTAGTATCAAATATTATTATACCTTCATTTTTAATAACTCTATACTCGGTAGATTCTATAGTTTCTTCATCTGCACTAGCTGATGTTTTATAACTAATTGATTCTATACTGGTTATGGGATATAAATCAAGCCTTAAAATATCTGTATCTTCGTAAATAAAAAACTCTTGAGTTCTAGTTTCTTCTTCTAAGAAACCTAACATAGCTTTAGCTTGTGCTTCTGCATAAGGTATTAAAGAGTCTAAAGCTGAATCTGTTAAGCCTGTGATATTGGTAATATCAGATAGAGTTATTAAGTTCATTATTTCCTCCTCGTATTATTGGTAAACAACCAATAAGGAATAAATTTGTAATCTAGCTTACCTTTTAATATTAGCTCTTTTAAAAACAAATTAAAATTATCTGATTTGCAGTTTTTCACATCTTTTGATAAGAATATAAACAGTCCAGAATCTGCTAATCGATAATTATCGAAACTTAATTTATTATTTTTAATAGACCAAGTCTTAGAACCTTTTAATTTTTTTAAAAAAACTATACTTTTATTAGTATTCCTGTAAGTATTAAGAAGTTCTTTATAGGAAGAAGGAGGAAAAATACGCAAACCAAAACTAACTGCAAACTTATCAAATACCTCTGCATGCTCTCTTATTCTTTTCATAGTATCTTTTATTTCGCATCTTTCGTACTGATTGTCTTTAAAACGAGCATATACTTTAACGAAATCACCTTTTAAATAATCAGATAACTTACGCCCTAAAAGATATGATTTAATATCCTTTTCGTTTAAAAACACCAACAAAACCATACAACCTCTCCCTTAAATTGAAAACTATACTTTACTATAAAAAACTCTATGAAGATGTTTAATACTATTTATAGCGTTAAGACTAGTATCACCTATATAGTTTGGATCAATAGGTCTAAAGCCTTCTATAGAAAAGTGATAATCCCACCATTCTTTAGGCTTTAAGTTAATGTGAGTTTTGTCTATATCGTTATCAGCCTTTGCTATTTGATTTTCGTAGCCTAATACTAGAAACAGATATAACAAACATCCTTTTTTACACACTCGTTTAAGTTCTTTTACAAGTAATGGTACTAATTCTGTTGGTAAATGCTCTAAAACTTGCTGAGAATAAATCAGGTCAAAATAGTTATCGGGAAACATACGAAGGTCATGTATTGAAGAAACAAATAATTTATTTTTTAAATTTAGTTTTTCTTTTCCTACTTCAATAGCATACTTAGATATATCAACTCCTATAAAATCTTTGTTTCTCTTATTCACTAAATAAACAAAATAACCTCCACCACAACCTAGCTCTAACCCTCGCTTAAAAGGGACTTTAGATATCATATCCGCTAAAACTTTTTGTACTTCGGTTTTAACTACTGCGTTACTATAATTAGATTTAGTCTTTCGAGTCCAGTACTCCCTATCAAAATAACTAGTTATTTCTTGAAGTTTGTTGTGCCCATACTTGGCTTGAAGATGTCTATAAAAAAAAGATATAAAAAGCTTTTCACAGTCCTTTAGCTTACTCTCGTTTATAGTAGCTCTTTCAAAGCTGCATTGTAATGGGTTGTTTAAAAAATCTTTGAACTTATATACTTTAAGACCTAAGTATTCTAATATGGTAGATCTACTATCTATTAGAATGTGAATGGTAGGTACTCCAAACACAGTAGCTAGAACAGAACCATGAACTCTAAGAGATATTACCTGATTAGCATGAGAATATAATTTAACTAAAGATTTAGGATCATTTACACATATAATATCTGGAAAATACTGCTTAAATATATAGTAATCAGTTAAATCATGTGCTATGTGTAAAATAGGTCTAGTTCTATCCAGTTTCTGAGATAGTATTTTTAAACTCTTTGTAATTCTACTATTCCACTTCCCTAGATTTTTTACTACCACTAAGTTAACAGACTTATTTTCAAATTTAATACCGTAATAAAAGGGAGTATAACATACAGAATCATAAAGTAAAAAGTTTTGTATGTCACATTCATCTAAAATTTGTTTGGTTATGGGGCTCCTAGAAATTATCAAATCATATACATTAAAGTTTCCTTGTATAAAGTCTCTATGACTGCCTACTATAGTATTGATATTTTTATAGTTCACGGAATCTTGATTTACTATACCTATCCATAAGTTAGCGATTCTTTTATTGATTTTCTTAGCTAATCGAAGTTTATCGTAAAAAGGCCTGTTAAAATATACAGGTATTTTATGACTTAGCTGAGGAGTACCACATAGTATAATATAATCAATATCCTCTATAAGTTTTAACCACTCGTTATTATCCATTTTGTACACATTAAAAATATTAGCATATCGAAATATAGGAAAATTGCAGAGCTCTTTTTCTGCTTGTAGTATTAAATATTCTATACCTTTACCTATTAGAATGTCTCCTGGATTTGGATTTTCATAACTAGTATCTGTGATTAATAAATATTTTCTAATATTCATAGCTTTTTAAGATATTTAACGATTGTTTCTGGTTTAATTGACCTCATACAAGCGTCTTTAATTCTATTACATAGGCATTTATCAGGATCTATGCTTTGACGATCATCACATTTAAAGCAAGGTACACTAGGTCTAATAGGTATGCAATTTTCATAAGTAGAGCATCTCCATTCTGGTCTAATAGGTCCAAATAAAGCTACTGTTTTTTTATCAAATGCTCCTGCTATATGTAAAACACTAGTATCTACTGTTATAACGTAATCTGCTTGTTTTACTATAGCAAATAGCTGTCTTATATTAGTTTTTTTCTGTAAATTAATACAGTTATGAAAATCAAATTCTTGCGTTCCTACTACTATGGGAGTGTAACCTTCTGATTTCAGTAAGTTAATAAGTTGTTGAGTTAAATCTGAAGGATACGTTCTGTTGGAACCTACTGCGTACCAACATATAGCAACTGTGTTTTTGTAGTTTTTTAGTAAATCCCTAGCATGTTCTTTTTCTTCGTCGCTGAGTACTATAATTGGTTTTTTAATCAGTAAGTCTTTGGGATTTAAACCACATAAATAAGCTGTCGAATAAATTCTATGTTGCCTATTATAAAACTGTTTATAATTGCTTAACCGATATGATAATATAACAAAGCTGTGATATTGATGGATAGGAACATCTTGTCTTAAATAATAAACTTTGTCTATAAAGTCTAAATTATCAAAAATACACATTCTATTTCTATCCACTATATAGGAAACTTTCCAACCTTTCTTATGCAGTGTATAAGCAGCAGGTAAAGACATTAATACGTCTCCTAATCCGTCAAAGGTTTCTATTAAAAAGCGTTTGTTTTGTTTTAGGTCTTTTTTAATAGATTGTAACATAGGTAATTCGTCTGGAGATTTAATCACTGGTAAGATAAAGCCCCAGTGGGTAGCAAATAGTTTAGCTACCTGTCTAGCTCTTGGAGTGTCATTACTAAAAACAGCTTTAAAAACAGCTGGGTTTTTAAACAATAAATGAGAAAACCATCTAAAATCCGTTTCTATATAAATTATATTATCGTGAATTATACGATTATCAGGAAGTTTAGTGCAGACGTATATTATTCCTATATTGCGTCTTAAGATAGATTTGATAAATTTAACATCTAATTTTTTACCATAGTGGTGAAATCCAAAACCCACTATATAATAATCGCAGTCTAAAGGTAGGAATACAGAAGTTCCTGTACTGGCATATAAGAACTTATGATTTGTAACGGATTTATAATAAGTAGTAACTGTATGCCAATTTGGATTATGAGCTAAATATAAAATGGGAGACATTAAAACTCCTTCTACTTTTATGTCAAAAACCTCCTAACGGAGGTTACTTATTTTTATGAATTAGGATTATACAGAGCAACTATTCCTTCATAAGTTCCAGAAGAGTTTTTCAAAACAGGTTTAAAATCTACTTCTTCAGCAATAATGATTCTCTTCTTGAACTCGTCAACTAAATCTTTTGTTCTGAAAGCCACATTCTTCCTAATTCCAATGATGAAAGCATCTTTTCTAACTAACACTGCACAGTTTCCAGCATACTTATCGTCAAGATATGTGGTCTCTAAAACTTTAACTCCTAAAATCGGAGGTAGATGTCCTGTCTTCAAAACATCAGTATCTACACGATACTCTTGACTGTAGACTCTATCAGTCTTTCTTAAGTTAGTAGCAAACTTAGAACCACATACCAACACTAAATTCACTGGCTCTTTTCCGTAAACTCCCAGAGCATTCTTAGCATCTGCGATCTTATCTACTAAATTATCAGAGCTAGAAAAAGTAATTGGAGATGTGGCCGCTGCTAAGGTTCCCTCTCCCTTAGCTACTGTCCAGATACCATCGAAAGCTTTATCATATGTCTGATTCCCAGATGCATAAACTCCTTTAATCATGGCGATCTCTTCAGCAGCCGCTAACTGAGTAGTTAATGTCTGTCTGATGTATTTAGCCAAGTCCACGATTGCTGTTTCGAGATCATCTTCAATAACATCAACATAAGCTACTAAGAGTCTAGGAGTTAAGATTACTGAACCAGTGCTGAATGTTTGCTCATTAAGAGCAGATGCAATGCTAGTCCCATACCCTATAGTCTTAACGTTATTAGAACCGTAAGTAAGCACAGGAATAGTAAGGTTTCTAGCACTCTTAGGAACCTGAATGCTAGGAAACAAACGTCTGATGATATTTTTCTCTTTAATCTCCTCAATAACCTTCTTAGCTATGGGGCGAGGAAGATCATCACCACTAGGAGAATCCAACTGACCTAAATCATCTGCTTTAATTAAATCCAATAATTTTTTCTCAAGATCCTTTTTATTCATTTATATGCACCTCCTTTCAAGATTACTTTCTCTGTATGTATTTTAAGAACAGTTCGTCTACGTCCTCTTCGCTCTCTTTTTTCTCTTCTTTTTTAATGTCTTCTTTCTTAATAACAGATTTCTTTTCGGCTACGACCTCTATTGTTTTAACCTTCTCTTTAACCAACTTAATTAAATCATCTAACTTTTTAGAAATTTCTGCAGTAGCTTCTCCTAGCTTATCCAGCTTCTCAAGTATGTCTTTACCATAGTAGTAATAATAAGGTTTAGTTGCATCTTCTTCCTTTTTTTCTTCTAGTAAGTCTTTAATTTCCTCTTCAGATAAATCTTTGTTTTCTTCTTCATCCTTGTTGCCTGTATCTTCTGATTCCTGCTTCTCCTCTTCGTGTTTTGAATCTTCTTGTTTGTGCTCTTCTTTTTTCTCTTGCTCTTCATCCTTAGATTCGTTTTCCTTAGTCTCAATTTCTTTCTTTTCTTCTGTATCCTTTTTTTCCTCTTCCTCTTGTGTTTGCTCTAATTGTTTCTGTTCTAATTTTTCCTTATCTCCCATACCTTCACCTCCTTTATATAGATTCTCTAAGGCCTTTACCAATGACAATACTCGTGCTCCTGGATTAGCTGGAACTCCTACAAAGGAAACCTCGTACAGTTCAATCTTTTTAATAACATGAATTTTATCAAAAGGACAGTCTTTATCAACCAAACCTCTCCTAATAGCTTCATCTTTAGTAATAGTCTCATCGTCTATTACTCTCCCACCGATAGAAAGCTTACTAATAATACCTTCTTTAAGTTTAATTCTCAATTCCTTAGCCCAGGAACTTATAAATATTTTAAGTTTAAGGCCGATATCATCAACTGTGGATTCTACTATTCTTCCTACTGCGTTTTTTAAATCATAATTATGACCATAAAAAGCTGTGCTATTTACATTAACTAAATGTTTAGAGGCTTCTCTCAAAGCATCTGCAATTATGATATCACCTTGTCTATCTAGTGCAGTAGTAGATGCATAGCACTCTACGTAAAAATCAGTATCTTCTGTACCTTCTGACTTTAATATATCAGCATAAAATTTAAATATCTTTTTAGACCTAATCATAGTGCTACACCTCCTCCTAATATTGAAAACTTGGTCTAAATATGGAAATTTAAATATTTATATAAACTACTATATATTAACTCTACGTCTTCCAAAAGTATAATATCTATATTTTTCTTTTTGCCTCCAAAGTAGTGTTCTTCATACTCTCTTTGCTTCTTTTCTTTAGGCTTATAACATATCCAAATTCTCCTACCTCCTATAGGAGCATACATAAATACTATCCAGTCATTAAGAAGTTTTCCTTTAAATTTAAATAATTTAAAATGTCTTCCGTGAGGAGAAGTCTGCCTTCCTGCAAACCACTCTCCATAATCATGTCTCCAGAAGAAAGCATATGCATTAGGAGTGCTTCCTATACTATTTGGTGAAACTACAAATGGTTCTTTTGCTCCTATATTTAGCCAACTATTATGTACTACAAGCAAACCTGTTAAAAAGCTTTCATCCTCTTCTACCTGAAAATCGTAAAGTCTGATAGAAGTTTTGGAATTGTTCTCTAAGCTTTTTTTATTGATAGAATAATACCAGAAATTCTCATCTTCTTCTTTTGGAGAGCTATAAGAACATACTTTTTTGTGAAACTCTACTATGTACGTTGTGTGTTTAGGAATTATGGTATGTTTTTTATTAAGTCTGATAATCTCATTTGTATGTTTGGTATCTATTTTTCTTAATGTTGGATAATAACCTAAGCGCATTCCTATATACAACACTTGCCCTATTAGATGTCTAGAAACTGATGTGTAACTATAAGCATCGTAAGTTTTGATGTTTTTCAACTTAGTCCCGTCGCTATCCATTAAACCTTTAAAAACAGCTTTTAGTTTATTATCAGGTAAATATAAAACCCACGAAGGTAGTTTTTTGAACCAAGATTTATATCCTAATCTATGAAGTTCTTCTTTAGAAGCACAATAGCAGTTCTCCTTTAACCACGTTACTAAACCTGAATCATAAAAACGTAAACTAGGATTTGTATTATAACAGACTCCTACATGATCTACTTTGAACAGTTTTTTAGTTAGTTGTATAAGTTTATTAGCCTCATCTGTATTAGCACATTCTATACTAACTCCATGGCTTGCCATGTAAGTAGAACTTTTGCTAGAGATATTATGCGATGTGCTTACGTGACCATCTCCCACATAAAAACCTAACCAATAGCAGAAGTCTTCATTCACTGGAACTCTTTTAGTATATCCTGGAGGTATAGTTAATTCTATATAATTAACATCTTTTATTTCAGGTTTAGGTTTAGGTAACAATAGTAAATCTTTGCTAGGACTAATCTCTCTTTCTAATTTTAAACCATCTTTGGTAAATATACGGTGGTTGTTAAAATATATAGCAAAGTTACTACCATCAGGTTTTATATAGCAAAATCTATTTGATACTCCTTTTTCCATTACTTTATCTTTAAACTGATTTCCAGGAGTAGTCCAGTGGCCTCCTTCAAAGTAAGAAGCTAGTTTTTTCTTTTTAGGATCTGTATAAGGAACTAGTCTTAAGTCTTGATGTATGCTTACTGGATCTAATAAAGCTATGATGTGTTTGATTTCTTTAGGTAAAGATTTAAATTTTTCTTCGTCTTTTAGTACTTTATCAATTAATTTAGTTAGTTTCTTAGAACTTTTACCTTCTTGAGAGGCTTCTTTTATAGCTGATTTCCAGGAAAAGTTATAGTGTTTTTCAACTTTTTCTATTTTATTACTATCTAAAAAATAATCTCTATCTAAACCAAACTTTTTCATATCAGATTTAGTAATATAGTCTATTAATTCAACTCTTACGCCACGTATATGAGTCTGAACACAGTATTTTCCTGTCATGCCTTCTTCAATTGTCCATTGACCTGTATTTACTTTTATCATGACTTTAACCTAGCAGCTAGATTCTTAATGGTTTTTAATATGTAAGGATACCCACTTATTTCTTTGTCAAAAGACTTGTTAAAGCTAAATTTGTCATGAAGGTTTTTTATCTCTCTCAAGGACTGTTTTAGAAGCTCTAAAGTAACCTTTTTACCGTTACTCAGTAAGAAAGATCTAACTATAACCTCTTTCAGATGTGCAGGAGTTAATCCTTCAGATATCCTAGCAATACATGCAAGAGATTTTTTCTTATTTTCTATATCTATATTTTCACTGTATCTCCAAAGAATTTTAAATCTAAGAACTGCATCAGGTAGCTTAAACTCAATAATATCGTCAAATCTTCCAGGACGATCTATTAAAGTTTTGGGAAGCCTTTCAGGAAAATTAGTAGTTAGTATAGTTAGTATTCCTTCGTTAGGTACCAATCCATCCATCTGAGTCTTAATAGTGTCTAGTGTTGGTCCTTGTAAGCATCTATCAATGTCCTCTATAAAAAGTATTGACGGCTGTAACTCTCTAGCCATATCGAATAAGTAGGAAGTTTTCAAATGCATAAAGTCTGTTGCAGTTACCCATATAAAAGTAGCGTTTTTAACAGTATTCATTATAATTTTTCCTGACAAGGTTTTTCCAGTGCCAGGAACACCTGAAAAAATAACACCTCGTTTAAAAGGAATATTTGCTTTTTCATATTTCTCTTTGTGATTAAAGAAACTAAATACTGTGTCATTCAGCTTTTGAAGAGTACTCTTATCTAGAATTATCTTATTACTATCTATACTGGATAATGGTAAGAATTTTCCAAATGGAGTTATTTTTTCGTTCTTCCAAGGATTATTATTATTGACGAAACGATGAATGTCCTTTACAAAGGAATCAATAAACGAGTAGTCCTTATCTCTACCATAAATAACAAGCTTTTGACAGTCAAAGGCAGGGTAAAAATGAATTACCAAAGGAACAGTGTCTTTAACGATAATAAACCCACTTACTAATAACCTTTCTTTAGTGTCTCTACCTACTTCAAGCAGTTCATAAGTAGCGGGAACGTATGTTTCGTTATACTTTAAATTAATTATCTTCACTTCTTTTTCTTTCACTGCATTTTTTAGTCCTTTAGAGTAAAGAGCTACCTTATAAAAAGGAATCTGGATATCCAAACGAGTCTGACCGAAAACATCTACTCCTAAGATTTTTTCTAAGACTCTATCTAGCAAGCTTTTAGAACCCATGCCTTGGGGTAACTGAATTTCCTTTTTCATCTCTATACCTCCTTTTGATATTAACAATTCACAAAGAGGAGCTCTGTTAATAATTGTATAAGAGTTAATTTTATCAGCTTTAACTCTCTGTAGCTTGCCTCCACAAATAGGACATATTAAATTGTTAGGAAGTTCTTCATCGCTATCTATAGTATAGTCACACTTTTCACATCTATAAACGTATTTAGGTTTTTCTTTAGAAGGTTTTGTAGGTTCTGTAGATACAGGCCAAGGTAAAGGATCACCATGAGGAGAAGTTATTTGACCTAAATCATCTGCTTTTAATAAAGCTTCATAAAAAGACTGTGCTTTTTCTACACTCATTCTATCTATAACTAAATAACTATCAGGCTCTTTCTTATTGGGTTTAAGTGTAATAACTCTACTCTGAAAAAGAGTATAACGAATTTTGCTGTTAACTTTTTCTTTTTTATACTCAGTAGCTGCTATGTTTAATATCTGCCCTACTTCAGCCTTGATCTCAGTATTAAAGGTTTTTCCAAGAACTCCATACCATTTACCGTTTAGCTCTTTTATAGGTGTAAACAAGTCTTTTTTATCTTGAGGTATTCCGTAACCTACTGTGTAATTATAAACATTTTTATTTTTGACTTTGTGAACTTCTAAGACTATTGTATCTGCCTCATAGCTATACTTCGCTTTTACCCATGTCATAGTCTTACCATCTAACTCATAAACTCCACTATAAGCTTTTATCATTAATCCATCTATTCCATTTAATCCTCCTAAACGATAAGATCCTAAGTGATGCTTTAAATAGTTAAATTTCTTTACTAATTGTTCTTTAGTCTTAATATCAAATCCAGGACATAGTACAAAGTGCTTTTTGAATTTTTTAGAGACCTCTTTTAAAACTTTTAGTCTTTCCGATAAAGGTTTATTGTGTAAATCTTCTCCATTGTAATAAAGAATGTCGAATACAAATACTCTAACATTCTCATCAGATCCTGGTTTTTTAGCTTGAGACCACTTCATTAAATCGTGTCTAGATAACCATCTATTTTTATTAGGATCCCATTCCATTAGTTCTCCATCTAAAATAATACCTGAATCATGTAAAGTTGATAGTTCTTTAACTAAACTAGGAAGCTTACTTGATACATCTTTCATAGCATCTTCAAAGTAGATTAAACTTTTTTTGTTAGCATCTTGAGAAGCAATCATTCGAAAGCCATCAATTTTATATTCTGCTCTAACTTTACCTTCTTGCTCTACATAAAACTTACAGAAGTACTCCCAAGCTTCTTCTGGATCAAAGTATTCAAGTTCGTGGTAAGAGCTAGCGGTTGCTTTCAAAGGAGGAAATCTCATAAGAGGTTTAAGCTTTTTGTCTTTTTGGATAGACTTACCTACTCCAGGTCTATCACATCTTCTCATTTCTCCATTGCACCGAGGACACTTAATATCCTTACAGTGGTTATCAGATATCATCTTATAGCCGCAGTCTAAACACTCACAGCAGAACTTCTCTTTTTTGAAATGAAGTATAAATTTACCATCGTAGTATCTAAAAGTAGCTGGTCTTATTATAACTGCGTCGTATTTATTTTTAATTGAGCTTAAAAAACTCCACAGTTTACTCTTTTTAACTATCCATCTAATAGGCAAATAAAAAGGTCTATCTGCTTTGTTTAACCATTTCTTGTGCATGAACAATAATCTATTTATAATGATTTCTTTAAATAAGTTATCGCTTCTATACGCTAACAAGTCAGTAATAATCTCCTTATTATTATCCGTTATTACATGCTCATAAATTAGTCTGTTTTTCTTATCAACTACTATTCCATGCTTGCCTTTGATAAGAGGCTCTATTACATACGTATCAGACTTGAAAGGAAGTTTTGGAATAATTTTACAAGATTTATAAAATTTAGTATAGTCAGGAAGTCTAGGGTTAACTATATTGGGTGAGTCTTTTTTCTTTAATATCAAATCATATACATTTAAAACATCACCATGAGATATCTCATTTCCTATATAGTGAGGATTGTATTTTTTTAAAAACTGTTTAATGGCTTTGTATATGACTTCTGGGGATATTATATCTAAATCATTAGGATCACTCTTGTGTAAAGACGAACCAACAAATCTAACTATATTGCTCTTAATAACTATCTCATCCTGCAGCTCATTCCATATCTCATAAACTTTTATTTCTCTTCCTAGAATACGATATGTTTTTTTATCTAGATCATTAATTACACGATGTTTTAATCCTCTCCTAAACATTTCTTTAACTACTAAAACATGAACTTGAAGAACTTTATTAGTTTTCTTAATGGCCCATAACTGATGACACCTTAAGTGAACCATTAGTAACTCTTTTTTAGAAATTTTTCTAAGTATATCGGGATTGTTTAGGATAGTATCGAAGCCCGGCTTCAAAACAAACTCGTCTCTTTGACTATATAATTTATTTAAGTCTATTAATAGCTTTTCGCCTTCTTTAGCTGTCCTTATTTCTACTATTTTACAGTTAGGATGTTCTTTTTTATATTTTTTAAGTCTTTCTTTTAATATTTTGTTGGCTTTACTAAATTCGGGCCACTGATTTCCCATTCCAGTAAACAGAGTATATTTATTATTTAGACTTAGTATGAAATCTAAATGTTCCAATACAGCTACATGATTATTCAAAGGTATTTGATGATCCCAGTAAGCACCATCTAAAATAGCTAAGATGTTATTAGAAAAATACTTAAGTTCATATTCGTCCCATATTGGACCTCCATCTGACATATATACAAAAACGTTATCTATATTATAAGCAACAGTAGGAAAACGAGGATCGTGAAATACTTTTAAAGCTTTTATAGTGTGATCTACTATTTTGAAAGGTTTTTTAGTACCAATAGGAACAAATAAATAGTTGCTATAGGATTTTTCAGACCATCTTAGTTTAATTCTTTCAAAGACTTGAGGTAAAGCGTATAGTTCGACTGTTTTGTTATTTTCTTCTAAGAATTTGTTAAAAGTTGGTATTCCGTCTACTGCATCAGAGTGAAAGTGACTAATTAATACATGAGTCACATCTAAAAGCTCTTCTTTAGTTGCTTTTTCTAATATATCTTTACCTACATCTATCAAAATAGTAACGGGAGGAGATATGATAAGACAAGAAGGCTTATACTTTCCTAAATAAGACTTGGGAGGTTTGGTTGTTTCTGCTCCTGTTCCTAGTATTTTTATAATCATTTAAATTATTATTTCTTGAAAGCTACAGCCTACTTTATTAGGTACTTTGATCCTAAACAATCGATTATTTATGTTTACTATATAATAACTACCAGATTCCATATTTTCATTTTCAACTAACTTAAGTTCAAAGTATCCATTAGAATTAGAATAAAAAGTCTTAGTTTCGTTAATTAATATTATATTATCCCTGTATCTGACAGTACTTTTACACAGAGATACTTTAATTGGCACATTATCTATATCAGATAAATCATTTGCAATATCTGTAATCCAACCAGTGACAGTGCATACAGTAATATCGTCTTTATCACTTCCTACGTAGTCATAGTTTACTTCTAACTCGCTTAATTCTGGTGAATTAAATCCATCAGAATGCAGTATAGCTTTAACATATACTTCTGATGGGTTGCCAGGAAAATTATTTAAGTTGTTATTAACCTCATCTATCGTATTTGCTTGAGAATAACTTCCATCGGACTGAACCCAACTACTTCCATTCCAGTAATAATCAGTATCATTCACCTTTATGATATACTTAATATCAGTCCCTGAAGGTTTAGTACTAGTTTCTGATAAAGAGATAATCTCGTCTGTCCGAATTGATGACTTAGGATATATAATTGGGTTACTAGTAGAATAAGGAAGCTGACCGTTTCCTGAATTATATCTTATAGCTATATCATCAGAAGATAATACTCGTGTATATATAAGCAGCTCATCGATTAGTCCTTTAAATAAAAGACGTGGCTGTTGTGCACTGCCCCATCCTCCTATGAGGAGATCAATATCAACTTGTATAGTCTCACTAAGAGTATCTTTAAGTATAGTTAGAGAGACTTGAGAGCCATCGACGTACATCTTTACTCCTGATGCAGATGAGCTACCGTCATAAGTAACCACTAAATGATGCCAATTTCCATCATTGTATGTATATCCGGTTTGAACAAATATATAGTTTTCTGGAGTAGGATAAGTATTCACTAAGTAAAATCTAATTCTACCTCCTGAGTCTATCATTATATTCCATCCTCTATAGTCACTAGAGGCCTTTCTTCGAGCTATAATCTGTTGACTGATAGATTCTGATGTTTTAAACCAACACTCCACGCTAAAAGGTTGGTCTCTTTCAAAATTACATATGTTTCCACAGTCAACATATGCATCTCCATCAAAATTTATACAGTTTCCTATCTTTCCAGTAGTCCAACTTTCTTTGTTTAATGTGCCGTTTCTATTATTTCCTGAAAAGTCCTTAACTATCAGTCCCCCCCCCCTCTTGCATAGAGTACCAAGTATACGCGTTCGTAACAGTAGTTTTTAACTTAACTACACTATTAGAAACAGTAATTTTAGCACTATCAAAGTTATAATTAGAAGGGTTATCAAAAGGATAGGTTACTTTTAAAGCCATATTGCCTCCTTTAAGTTGAAAACGTAAGTAGTATTAAAGTAGTATTCAGAATAAATCCTCTACTTAGTTCTTCTATCCAATCACTATGTTTTAATGAATATTTATTAACTAAATAGTTAATTAATCCTAGTAAAAGAGAGCAAACTATGCATCTTAGAATAAATCCCACTATATTTCCGCCGAAGAAGATGTAAGGTAAGTAAGCTAAAGAACACATAAAGCCGTGAAAGTATAAATTATCATAACTGAATAATCTATCCCAATAAGTAGTTAAAGAACCGAAATAAAGTAGAAAAGAAATTAAATGTATATAAAAAGGAGCTTTAATTTTTAGTAAAGATAGAGTTAGTAATCCTATTAAAGGAACTCCTAAATCTCTTATTTTGGTGTTAAATATTCCACCTAATCGGTATAAAAAAGCTGAAATTAAAGATAGAATAAGCATTATAATTTTCCTTCTTTTTTTAGTTCTTCTATTGCTTGTCTTTCTAAAATCTCTTTTTTCTTTTCTTCTATCATCTCTCTAATTCTTATCTCTTCTTCTGCCTTCTTTGCTTCTTCTAATCTTTTCTGATATTCTTCATCACTTATTTCCTCAAAAACTTCTTCTATTTTGCCTGCCCTTACATCAACTCTTAGTCTTCTTATTTTCATACTATCCCCTCCTTGCTTTAAAAAGTATAAATCTTGAATCTGCTCCTATTCCATTTGTTTGTTGAGCCTGAATTCTTATTGATGTTATATTTGTGTCAGTCGTATTCTTTGCTATCGCTTTCGCTATATATTTGATTGAAGATGGGGATTCATAATTCATACTAAATATACAGCGAATATGATTATCGGGTTTTAAGGATATTGTGAATTCGCCTTCACACGTTTCACCAGCCGCAGCATACAGACAGGATGGGTCATTACTGCGACCTGCATTTGCGTTTGAACCGTTCCCTTGTAAGTATTGGTTATAGTAGTTTGTATTGGTTGTATCACCATTGAAGTATATGTAGAAGTTCTCTCCACTACCTGTAGGATTTTTAACCGAAGCAAATAATATATAAAACCACGCACTATCTCCATCCAAGTTATCAAAGTCTATAGAGTCGCAATTAGAACTAACTTCAACTTCACTTACCTTTTCCATTAAGTTAGGAGCTAAATTTACTACTTCTTTTAACTGAGAAGCTGAAACTTGATTAGCTCCTCCATAGTCAAGATATTGATCTTTGTTTTGTTCGTGTTTTTTATCTACTGCATCGGCAACATCTGTTTTTGTTTTTCCTCCAATTGTTTCTACTGTTGCATTTCCCACTGTTCCAGACAAGTCTCCTCCTGCTGACTCACTTCCTGCTGTATGAGCTTTACTTACTGCATCTGCTACTTCTGTATCAGTGTTTGTTGAAACTTCTAAACCAGTTTCATCTGATTTTACTTTAAATAACTTACCTGCTAAACCTGAATAGGAGTTTGGAGTATCTTCTAAATCAGTGAATTTAGCTACTGCTGTCGCTACTTCTCTAAACCACCCCCTTTGCGGAGTATAAAATAAACTATCCTTGGATGATAAAGATACTCTCTTTAAGACTTTCTGGCTTGTTCCGTCATCTATCTTAATAACTACATTATGACTTGTGTCGTCTGCATTATAAATGCTAACAAAACGAACAAGCCTTTTTCCAGAAGAAGGACTGTTAACTAGTGTTACATCAGTAGTATCGTTAGTAGTTCCTTCAGTACTTCCAACTTCATCATTAGCAGTATCGATATAAGATGCATAAAAATGAAGTTGGGTTGTAGCTGTTCCTTCTAATACTATCTTTAATGTGTGGCTTGTATCTAGTACTATCATGTTAATTATAAAACCACTTTTTCCAAAGATATCTCTGCTCTACCGCATTCTTAATTTCTTGAGCTGTAGCGCTATAATTCCCATCATCTATACTTTCAGCTTTATCTACAATACCATCATTATTAGTATCATATACTGATTTTAACATATCTCCAGAGCCTGAACCTGATGTAGGGTATCCTAAATTATGCCACTTATTGTCTTCTTTCCAATACTGATAAACTTTATTTTCACTTCTTACATATCTACATTCTCCATCTAAAGGAAGGTCAATGTTGTTTAATTCATCTAAAGAATCTACTGGCTCTCTCCATACTATCGGAACTATTGCAGATTCATCTACTTTATTTGTGATAGGGTTATAGTTAATTTTCATTTTTTAAAACTCCCACTTGTAGTAAAGAATAATTCTTTTATCTCCTTCTTTAAAACCTATTCCATAACCCAAACCTAAATAACTATTATCTATTTTTTTAAATTCTATTTTATAAGACACGCCACCGTAAAATCCTTTGTTAGTAAGAAAAGTATCTAATCTCCATTTAAACCATTTAAAAAGTTGTAATCCAGCTCCTACTTCTCCTTTTTTCTTGCTATAACCTAAGATTCCGATGGGTTTTATTTCTACTCCGTAGGGCTTTAACCTCTCTCTTAAAACGGGTATATCTTTAACTTTTATAGTTTTTAAAATAGTCTTCTTATCCCTATCTACTACTTCCGCCGTTCCATCTTTTTTAATATGAAGATAGTGTTCGTTTAACTTAATAAAAGTCTCTTTTCCTTTCAAATCAAAAGTAGGTATCCTTTCTCTTAATCCCATATATTTTCCCCAACCGAATACTGCTAAAATTATAATAGAGTAAATAATTAGTTTTCTTAAATTAAAAAAGTGATAAAAATCTTTAACCCATAACACAGGCTCGTTTAGTTTAAAGAACTTTTTAAATTTATTCTTATCAAAAAATTCCTCTCTCACCTCGTTAAACAGAAACTTTCTAAAAGAAACTATTATTATTCCTATTAAGACACCTATTAGTATTTGAATCATTTAAAAACCTCTATTTTAACTTAATTCTAAGCAGCTCCTTTTTCCTCTTTGCTCTTAAAAACAGGTTTACCAAACATTAGCTTTATTTTATAGATCTCTAAACAACTAGGGCATCGTTTATAGATGTATTTACTAGTCCAATTTTCTTCTGATTTTACACAGTAAGTTTGTAAAGCAATTCCACATTTTTTACATTTAAAAATTTCTTCGTTGAGTAATTTCAACTATTTACCCCACTTCAAGTAGCAAAACATTATTACTACAAGTAAAAAATAAATAGCATTAATTATCTTTGTGGATCTATGGTTGTGAAGGTGATTAGTAAAATGCTTGTCTAGATTCTGTAATTTAACCTCTAAGACAGCAATTCTTTCTAAAATCTCTACAAAATACTTCTTAACGTCCATTTAAATTCCTCCCATTATTGAAAACTTTAAAAAGTGCACTCAAGATGGAATTAAATCTCACTGTATGTAGGCAGTTTTGATTATTAGTTTTAATACATTCTGCTTTATTAGCATCTATCGCCTCATTGCAACAATAGCAAGATACTTTAGGTATTAATGAAACTACATTATCATACGCTCTCCATTTATGGTAAATAGTAGATGGTAAAAATACTGTAGGCTTATTAAAAGCAGCTGCTATATGTAAAGTAGATGTGTCTACTGTTAGTACTAAATCCGAACTGTATGCTACTGAAAAAAATGTTCTAATATCTAATTGACCTGTTAAATTTAGGCAATTATTATAGGCCTTTCGATTGTATCCAGTAATTACTACGTTAAAACTTTTAGACAAATAATCAATCAAAGGTTGTTGCATTCTATCAGGATAGCTTCTTCTCACATCAAAAGATTCAAAAGTAATAAGCAGCTTAGGACTTTTAACACCTTTTAAAAGAGTTTCACCTTTTTTTATTTCATCTTCTGTAAGTATAATTTCTGGTTTACTTATCACTAGTTCGTCGTTTTTTAATCCACACATATTAGCAGTAGCATAAATACGGTGTTGCCTGCAGACTAAATTACTATAATTAGATAATTTAAAACTTATATCATAAAAACGCTTGTAAAATAACAGACTAAATTCCTTGGGATTGGTATATATACGATTTATATAAGGTAGATTTTGCAAAACTACTTCTCTTCCAGGCCATACTAAAAAGTCTACAGTGTAACCTTTAGAGTAATAAGTTTTAGCTGTGGGAGTGCACATCAGTAGATCTCCTATACCATCGTAAGTTTTAATTAGAATAGCCTTACTAATTAGTTTTTTAAGAGCAATTATTCTTTCCAGATCTTTTAGTTTGTATATCTTTAATCCTGTGAATTGACTAAATGCATTCGCTAATACTTTACCTTTCTCTCCTACTCCATAAACTGCTTTAAATATAAACGGATCCATAAAAAGAGTATGTATATACCAGTGAGAATTAACATGAATTATAGCAAGTTTTTTATCTGAAATAGGTTCTCTGGTATCTAAGGTAACTATTACTACTGAGATATTATTATTTAGTATATTTTTAACTTTAGACACTAAGTCTTCATATAGTAGATCTGCAAAAATTAAGACTACTGCGTCTCCATCTATACTAAAACATCTATCTCTAAATGGCTGATTAATTTTAACCTTTTTTGTTATTAGCTCTACTTTCATATTTACCTAGCTCATAATTCCATTTAGATATTCTATCTGCTAGGTCTATTATCATCTCTTCATTTAGATATCTATAAGGTGGAAAACATCTATCATCTATTAACAAATCATACTTAGGCTTATCCATAACTAATGCATCATATGGAATTTTATAATCCTCCAACCACTGCTCTGTAGCATGCCTAGCTACTGGATGTCTATGGGTGAATATTACTATTTTACATCCTTTCTCTTTAAGTCTTTTAACTAATTCTACCATGTATTTCTTAGGTTTTCTATCATAGCATTCACCTACGTTCTTAGAAGAAGATACAGGTTCACATAGAGTGTTATCTAAATCAATTGCTATTATTGGAAGATTTATTTCTTCCATGCTTTGTCAGGTTTAATAAATTTAATATTCCAGATCCAGTCCTCTTTCAACACCTTCTCTATAAAGTATCTACAGCACCTAATTACATCTTCTTCAGTTATAGGTGCAAATTTTTTTAGTGTGAATATTCTATCAAAGTAAAAAGGAGTAATACTTGCTGACTCTACATCGAAATATTCATAAAATCCTGTGTCTTTCATATAAAAGCTATATCTAGCTTCAAAAGTTTTGAATGCTCTTAAAGTTATTATTTCAAATAAGTATTGATAGTTCTTTTCGTCCTCTTTATCGATTGCTACTATACCTAAGAAATGACGTTTATTCTTTTTCCATTCCCAGGAAGTAATATAAAGCATCTGATCGTTCTTATCATAGAGCTTACAAAGAGATTTTTTCAAGTCCCTAAGTGCTTTCTTGGTCTTCTTTCTTACTATCATCTTGATTTGCCTCCTTTTGAGCAGGTTGTTCGTTAGTAGTTTCGGTTTTCTCGTTTGGCGAAGACGGCACTTTATTAGGGTCATAGTAACCTGGTGGAGTCTGAGGTTTTACTAGTTTACCCGATAGTTCTTTAGAATAGTCTTTACTAACTTGTTCTTTAAGTTGTTCTAATAAAGAGACTACTTCCATTAGATAGTAAGAAGCTTTTACTATTAATTTTCGATGCTCTCTATAAGGTGAATAAAGTCTCCATAATATTCTCATTAAATGATCAGCTTTCTTCAGTTGTGTCTCTATACGTCTCGGTGTTAGATACATCTTCTACCTCCTTCAAACTTATCTTTTCCTGTTCTTCATTTATATTAACGCCTTTTAGTTTAGCAAATTTCTCTGTTAATTGGCCCCAAAAAGATATAGCGTTAAAATAAAATCTAACTTTTCTTGTTAAAGGTGATTCATGTATTATATGTCTAGCTATTTTACCATTTCTTAACCAATAGCCTCCTGTATTGGTGATAATTATAGTAGTTACTGCGTCAAATGAATTGACTCCTAATTGATACAAAGTAACTATTCTTTCTGGATTACCTACTCCAAATCCATGAACAAACTGTATTTTATTCTTTATCTCTTGAAATTCTTTGCTTTTAGTTACATAAGATATCCATTCTACTTGGTTTTTTAAAGATGTAGTAGCTATACCTCCAAATGCTAATGCTATGTTGTCCTGTTCAAATATCTTTAAATCTATGTATCTTTTTAAACACTCTAGATATTCCTCTTTGTTGTTGCCTTGTAATACGAATACTTTAGTAGTTTTAAATGAGGGCTTCCAGTCTCTGAATTTAATAGCATTTTTAATAGTCATGTCTACAGCCTCTTGAGGTGTGATTTTCCAGTGCTCAAATAAGAATGGAAAGGTAGGTATGTCTAAAGAAGTGCATATTTCTGGTTTAATATTCTCATAAAACGCTATTAACTCATCTATTTTAGAAAAGAAATCCCACTGTTTATGCTTCATGCAAGTAAACGCTCCACAATCTAGAAATAATCCATCTAACTTATCTCTATTTAACAGGACGTTAGAGAACTGCTTTGCTATACCTCTATCGTGCATAATTGTAAATGCACTATATAGTAAACGTTTACTTGGTAAATATTCTATATCTCTAGCGTCAAATCCGTAGTCTCCTATAAAGTGAAATCTTAAGTCGCTTGGTACTATCTGCTCTTTTATATCAAATCTACCCGCTTTTCCTTTACGTTTTAATACATCCTCCACACTTATTCCTAGTCTTTCAGCTATTTCATAGGCATTGCATATTCTATTTACATAGTGTTTAACATTGGTCCTCTTTATTTCTTCTCTTTCCAACTTCCGCAGCAAATTAAGTTTTTCCATCTTATTAGGTAATTTCTTAATCCACACGAATGCCGCTAGTGTTAATACTCCCTTATTAACGTACTCTTGTATTTCTTCTGGTTCCTCCAATATAGACATAATATTACTTATATTAGATACTGATTTACCTGTGACCTTGGATAAGTCCTCTAGTTTGTAATTAAATTGTTCTTTTAGATACTTATAGCCCCTAGCTTCCTCCAGTAGAGTTAGATCCTCTCGCTGTATGTTCTCTAATAGAGTTAACTCGTATGCCGTCTTATCATCACACTCTATTACCCTTGCTTTTATATTGTCCCTTTTTAGTATCTGGTGTGCTCTATATCTTCTCTCCCCTGCTATTATAGTATAATTATTTTCCCCTATTTTCCTAACTACTATAGGTTGTAGTAATCCATTTAATTTTATATTTTCGGCTAATTCTCTTAATTTAGTCTTATCAAAATTAATTCTTGGTTGGTAGGGGTTTCTATGAATTTGATTTAAGGGAAGGTTAAATACTCCTAAATCTTTCATAACTTCCTCTACTTCTTATATTGAAAACGCTATTTTTTATAGAAATTTTACAAAAATATATAAATTTTTTATTACTTCTTTATGTATAATAAAATACAAATATCTGTATAAAAATATACAATTATGTTAACCAATATTAAGTAAGTTAACATGAGTTTATTTTTATTCATTATTGTATATTAATAATATACGTAAATTTAATAAATTGAACTGGTATAATTAACGCTGGTGAATAATACGATATTTTAAAGAAAATTCAAACCGCTTTCATTCTTCTTTTTTTTCTGAAACAATCTTGATTTTCTCTTTGAAATATGGTATAATATAAGTTTGTTTATATTAAATGTTTTCTTCTTTATATCCTTGAAAAGAAGTAATTATTTTTATATTTTTATACACAAAAATTTTTAGTGATTAATCTTGATTTTTTTGATAATATATGTTATATTATAATCGCAATGGAAAAAGAAAAGAAAATTAGAGAATTAGCAAAAAAAACATTAGAGTTATTAGAAGAATTAGAAAAGTATATTAAATTAGATTGTTATGGAATAGAATTACAGGACGAATTATATTTATTATTAGAATACGGAAGAAAATATTATGAATAAAAAGAAAATCAAGAGAACGAAGATTGAGAATATTAAAATAGTATATTGTAAAAATATTGATTTGATAACAAAGCACTATAAGAAAAAATGGAATAGTAATTGTTGCAAAATAGTAGGATACTGCAATCATCAGACCAATACTATTATTACATCTGATACAAAGACAATACTACACGAATTATTTCATATTATACAAGGTCAAGTTATACATCATTTTGAAACTATTTATCCTTGCATATATATGAGATTTATAATAGAAGAAAGAGAAAAACTAAAAATGGTATATAAGAAAGACAAAAGATATTTAAACTATAGATTAAGAGAAAATGAAATATTAGCATATTACACAGAAAATACTTTTGATGTTTTAGTTGATATTAAACAGTTTACTGCCAACTTGAGAAAATTAAAAAGATTGTATTCTATGAATACTTTCAAAGGCTTATTATTAAGGATATTAGCAAGATATAAATATTTCACTAAATTATATGAAATTTTAAAGGAGTTAAATAGAGATGTTTAGTTCAGGAGATAGAATATTGTTTATTTTAAGAATGAGTTTTAGTTTGGGGTATATTATATTTTTAATATGGCTTTTAATAATGGTATTGTAGATTTTATGAATAAAAAGAAAATAGCAATTAAGATAATGCCAAGTAAAATAAGAGGCTATAGTTTTGAATATCATTTTATAAGCAAAAGAGAATATATTGAGTATAACTTAAGAAGATATTTACGGATAATTGAATATTTAAGAAAAAGAGGTCTAATATGCTTATAATTGGTCTAATTTTGATTATATTGAGCTTAACCTGTCTCTTATACACATCTGACGCTGCCGACGAAGGCTTAGGTGTAGATCTCGGTGGTCGCCGTATCATTAAAAAAAAAAA